ATGGCACGCCCAGCGTCGGAAGGAACCCTTGCCTACAGCTCCGAACTCCCCGAACCCGAGACGGTCGCAGAACCCCAGACAGAACCCGCGTACGCCCGCTGGGGTGTCGCGGTAGCGCTCCTGATCATCGGAATAGCCGCTTTAGCCGCGGTCGCCGTATACGGCACAGGCTCACTGAAATCAGCGCCCGTCACCGTCACGGTCACCCCACCACCAGAGCCGTACCGCTCCCCCAAACTACTGAACCCCGACAAAGACACCGCATTCCTGATGGACCTCGAGAGCACCGGGGTTTTCTACGACACCGCCGGCACCGCCATCTACAACGCCAAGCTGGTGTGCACACTCCTCAAAGACGGGCAGACGGAACTACAAGTCGCTGACGGGTTCGCGAAATCCTCCGACTCCAAACCCGCCGAAGCGGTCAGCTTCGTGAACCTCTCCGTTAAGCACTACTGCCCCAAGGATTGAACGCAAAAAACGCCCCCCGGCTCGACCATGCGGGGGTACATGGGAGCCAGGGGGCGTCTCTACCACCCTTGTGGGGTGGGACTAGGGGGCTGGGAGGATCTACGTTGGGCGAGATTCGAGCCGTAGTCCGAATGGGTGTCCGCATCGTTGGGCATCTCGCGGACACTCAATAGCCCAGTGCTCAATGCCTTTTACAGTGAAGTGGTATCCATCGACATCGACCTCGCAGTTCAGCAAGTCTCGCGGGTGATTGAGTTCGAGCGGAAGGCGACCTGGCTCGAAACTTGCCCACACCCCTTGATCGGTGACCTGGAACCATCCATCAGCTTGCAGTTCGATCATAAAACCAATTCTATTGGTGACCATGGACAACGGCGAGGTCTAAGTTTCGGGCTGCGTTAGGTGCCGGAATATCTCTGCTGGCGGTTCAGGTAGTGGGTGTACGCGGTCCCCTACTCCCCAAGCGAGGACGTCACGTATGTAGCGCAGGGCGATTCTCAGCAGACCGCGTGTGTTTCCGTGCTGCTCCTGCTCATTGGAGTACGCGGCTTCTACGGCGACGAGCTTCTCTTCGAGCTTGGTAACCCGATCAGCTAGGGCTTCGTAGGCCTCGGTGAATTTGGAGAAGGTGTTGCTCTTGCGGGATAGGAGGGCTACACCGAGCGAGGACAGGAGCGATGAGCCAGCGATCAAGCCGACTACCTCAGCGACATTCACCGTGGAGTACCCGTCGACAGGACGCTCTTTTCAAACCCGTATCTGCACATGGGGTGTCCTCTCATTTCAGTGAAGCCAACAGATGGATGAGGTCGAGCTGTTCGGGGATGAACCGCAAGAGTCCGGTGGTGCGCAGTAGGTGTACTGCGACTACCCCGATGACCGCGGAGCTGAGGAACATGTGGGACTGCCCGTACCTCGTCGTAGCGTCACTGAGTAGTTCCCCCGGCGGGCAGGCGATCTCGTAGGCGACGATCCCAGCAGCCATAGTGATCCAAGCCCAATCGGATGGATGTAAAGCCATGGGACCCTCCCGGTGAAATCGCTACCCCGTACCACTTTTTGGTACGGTTCTGACACTGACGTGGGCGCATCCGTACCACTTTCGGTACGGTCCTGCCATTACAGTTGGCGCATCCGTACCACCCGCTAGACACCGCTACTTCTGCTGTAACGCCGTAAAATTAAGGCATGGCTGAATACTCATGGGTGGCACTCTTGGCTGATCATGGAACCACGGAGGCGGCATACCTGTGGCTGCGGCAGAATGCTAAGCGTGGCGACACACTGACGGGTGGCTCTCAAGAGCTTTTGGATCTGATGTGGCGAGAAAGTCCATGGCAGACCAATTACCGCGAGATGCCACCGATGGAAACAGGCGGGATTATCGGCGAACTTGACGCGACAACGGCTGAGTCAATCAAGTCGCTTGAAAGCGCCATATGGCCCCAGGGTTCTTTCTACGACGGCTACCCGCCCGCCGAAGAAGCTCGACGGCGCTGAATCATTCCAGGTGTTCCGTGGCGCTAGGAACCTAGGAGTGGTGCCCAGTTCTGGGCGCTAGTTCCGATGATTGAAGTGGTGGCGATCGTCCACAGCTTTTCTGTGCTCTCGGTGGCCACGACGATCGTCCCCGAGGAAAGTATGTCGCCTGCTGCTGCGTCGAAGGAACGCGACCATGCCCCAAACGCGGCGTCGTAGAAGCCGTTTTGGATCGGGTCGGCCTGACCGTTCACCAGTACGCGATCGTATGCGGACAGTGCGACACCTGAGACGGTCTGCAGACCTGAGAGCGTTATCGGGGTGGTGGCGACAACACGCACCGGGTTCTTGATCGCGGTTCCCTTAAAAGCCAGGGTGGCGAGCAGGATTGCGTAGTCCAGTTGTCGTTTGGTGACGAGATCCCCCGCTGCGACCCCGTCGGCCGCGTTCGTTATCTTGAAGCCCTGCGCGTCTACATTGTTCCCAAAAACTATGTCAGCCATGGCAATCCTCTCTAGGACAGAACCGCGTAGCCCGTGTAGGGCTTACCGAAACTGATCGTTACGGAACCCTCGTCCTCAACCCAAGGCGCTAATACCTGGGCGCCGTCGCACACGATGTGGCATGCCGAGATCGGCTGGGATAAACCGTGTTCGATCACCCATTCGTCAGACGCTGAAGCCTGTTCATGACGGTAATACCCCCCAGAGCCACTAGTTCCGGTGGGGCCGCCGATCTGAACCGTGAAAACGGTGGGATCATCATCCATCGTCACGTTAACTACATCGGATTCAACTTCAACGGTGATGTTAGACATTGACCTTGCCGTCCCGCCGCTCGAAAACACCCACTATTAGAGGCTGCTTGGAGGGCAAAAGCTTCACCCGCCACTGCCATCCACTCTTGGCAGTGTCCGACACCTCCGATGGAAGCAGGACCGATGCAGAAAACGAGTCCTCTGATATGTCGCCCTCGATGTGTACAGCATCAGCGGTTCCCTGATCGATCTCGATCTCCAGGCCGCCACTCAAATCAATCGGGTTTTCATCCCCGTCGAAGCACCGGAAAGTCAACGCAACATTGCAGCCCTTGCTCAGGTATATGACGCCCTGCTGGGGAGGATTGTTCACATCAATCAAAGCCATGATGACCCCTAACTTGAAGATGGGTAGGACGGATAAACCCCGGTGATGTCGGAGAAGCGGAGTAAAGTTAGAAGCGGCAATCAATCGTGGGCAGGACGGCCCCCGCGTACAGCTCTCTCACGCGGGGGCCTTTCACTATCTAGACCCCGTGGATACTGCTGTAGCGCCGTAAAATTGAGAGATGGAAGAAGACCTAACAGGTTTTCCGAAACCGGATGAAAATGGCCGGTTCCGCGAGCGGGACGTGATGGACTGGATCACGCTGCGCAACATGGAGCGCGCCGCCCAGATTGCCGAGGCATGGGGAACCGACGCTGTCTTGTACTTCCCGTGGGACACCATGGGTAAGAGTCCGTCTGAGTACAGCTGAGGCAATCACTCTGTTCGCTCTAGGTGTTCCACACTGTCTGCTATCAGTCCGTGTGTGGTCCATGGCGGTTGGTTGTGCCGCGTGTACACCTTGTACTCATGTAGGAGTGTGCCGTCTGAATCGACGCGCTCGAATCCGACCATCAGCACAAAGCCGGATACACCCCATTCCGGTTCGCTATCAACAGCATCGACGTACTGCTGTATGAGTTCGTCGGGATGGTTGTCGCTCATGGCATCTCCTACACAACCGAAAGGTGGGAAAACTGGCCGTGATCGAGCAGGTAGGTCAGCGCGCCAGGGCGCGATTCAGATCCCGATAGGTTCCGGTACCAATCCGACCCACAATCAAGTGCCGGGCAGCAGAGGCGGGTTCTGTCGCCATCCTTCTCAATATCCAAGCCGTGCCAGTGACCGTGCTGCAATACCTGGGCCGCGCCCGCCGGCTGACACGTGAAGGTTTGGCCCGACCACCACAGCATTCCCTTACCGCGACGCCATGCATCACCGTGGGTGACTGTCACAACACTGGACCCGACTGGCACGGTCATGGAGTTGGACCATCGGTCAGGGGTCCGCACAGAGACGTGACCATAGGCTGCGGGATTCAGCTGTAGCGCATCATGTACCGCTATCGCACACTCGGTGGCCCACCCATCTCCTGGGTAGGTGTTCTGCTGGCGCTGACTTTGATCATGGTTCCCATTCACAACATCTAGATAGACCTGATCGACTAGCGGCCGGAACGCGTCTACGGTCGCGACCATCAACCTGCGCAAGATGCGGGTCTGCTCCGTGATCGTCTCTTGGGTCAACCACAGGTTGCGCCCCGATTGGCTCACCACGCCTTCAATGCAGTCCCCCGGCATGGAAACCTGGATACCCTCAATGCCGTACCGCTTCAGTACTCGATACTGTTCGATACTTCGTTGCAAACTATCCAGGTAGTTTTCGACTATCTGCTCGGTTGAGCCGTCACGTGATCTTTTGCCCAGCTGTAGATCTGCTGCTTGAAATACGAGCCAATGGCCTTTAGCACCAACTGGTTTGTGAGTCTTGGCCTTCTTGACGAGTGCTTCCAGATCGAGGGTGGAGATTGTCTGTCGGGGCGCGATGTTGAACCGGTACGCAACCAGCCACTCCCCATCCTCACGCTGCTGCCACCGCGACGTACGCACCGAACCGACGATCTGAACCTCATCCGGGTCATACCCGAACTGCTTGAGTAGATCCGTGTAGTCCACCGGATCGGCGGCTTTCATCGTTCCGGTCTGGATATGCCCCGCAGAACCATCGAACGTGGTCTCCGGTGTGTACCGCTTCTCCTCGGCCGTCGGAGCTTCCAGCATCCGGTTGAGATTGTCTCGGATTGTCACCCCAGGCACTCCCTGACGTGACGGCGCAATGAGATCGCGCCCAGTGGGTACCCCAGCTTCTTTAGTCCACGCCAAAGCTCCTCGACTGAGAAACCCGCCTCGACCCATTCCCTCGCCGCGGCCTGCTCATCGTCCGACTGTCCAGAGAACCACTCACAGGTGGTGCATACGCGCGGCTGCGGCTTTGACCGCTCCGCAAACATTTCACGGATGGACATTTGTTTGAACCGCCTTTCATGGGGCGCTTCGAGGGCTCTATTCAGTTGTTAAGTGAGGTCGGCGGGCAGCAGTAACTTCAGTTAAGCGGAACGGAGTTCGCGACTGCGGCGTTGAGCGCGCGCCTTCGTGCAACGCTTGCAATAGCGCGCTGCGCCCCGCTTGCCGCGATAGACGCCGTCATACAGGTGGCCATTCGGGCAGGTTTGCTTCTTGGCGTTATGGTTTGTGCGCTGCCTGACTGCATCTAATGTGTTCTCCGAGCGTGTATCCCACCGCAGGTTTGACAATCTGGCATTGGACCTATCGCCGTCGTTGTGGCAGCACTCCATACCGTCAGGTCGCGGCCCAATGAATGCCTCTAGGACCAGGCTGTGGATGTTGGCAAAACGCTTCAACCCGCTAGCCGCATCAATGAGCGTTACCCGTGGGTATTCGGTGGCTCCGGGGCTAGGTTTAAGGACCCTCCCCGCTCGGAAGGTGGGCTTGCCATATCGCCCAACCGGAACCATGCGGTCAAGTGATCGAACTCGCCCCTGGTCGCTGACCTCGTACAGGTTTTCCCAGCCGACTACAGGACGCCATTGTTCGCGGGTAGCATTCACTGCTAGCCCTCCTTCTGCTTGCTCAGATTGGTGGGTTAGGGATCGGGTTGCGTTGGTAGCGCGCCCGGTCCCGATTTCAATCCTACTGTCCAGCAGTGACAATGCCGTTCTTTAGCCGCAATGGCTATGCGGCACGCAGATAGTCGATAGCGGGTTGCGGGTCGTAGTTCACGTGCGGCGCCGTGCCGCTGCCGAAGAACATTCCCGCGTCATAGATCGACTCGAAAACCGCCGGGAGACCCTCTATCGGATCCGCTACGAGATGCGCGAATCGCTTGGCGAGGGAGATCGGTCCGCTCCATAGCGTCTGCTGCATGATGATGTCGCAGATCGCCGATTCGTTGTCGCCGCGTGGCCCAACTTCGGTGTCGGTGTAGAGGTCCCGACCCCAATCGCTATTGGCTCCGTGTGCGAAGTCGAGCCAGTAGTCGGGGGTGCCCTGCAGCCGGTCATACAGAATGCCCTGTCCATCCGGCACTACCCAGCCGGCTCGGACGTTTCCGTTCGCCTTGTGAAGTTCTCTCATAGGGTTTCCCCATGTGACAGCCTTTTTCACCTGAGGCAGCAGATCGTGCAGCATGCCATTAGGGTCCACGATGTCGTGCTTGTACACCCAAGATGTGACGATCGCCCCCTGGCTGTACCCAGCCAGCCAGATCCGGCATCCGGGGTATCGGTTGTTGTAATCGCGCAACTGCAGACGTAATTCGGCAATCCCTTGCAGCACGGACCGCCACATCGGAAACGGATCAGCGGGATAGTTCCCGATGGGCTGCCAATGACACAGATCGAGGCATGCCCTGGCGGTGTCGGCTGGGTAGCCGGTCCACATGTCAACACCCGTGCCCTGGACTGTGAATAGGACTGGGGTGACGCCGAGCCTGATCAGGTCGTCGCTAGACACAATCCCGTTCTGGGGTTGGTTGGTGCGGCGCTGGTATTCCTTCTGGACATCTTGGTCGTCGTACCCGAAGTACGAATCAACCTTCAGCGGGCCGCCGTCTGCAGCTTTCGCGTAGGAGGCGTAGCGGGCCACCATGACCCGCTGCCACCTCGCGACTACATCCCCATGGGAACCGAGGGTAAGGATCACTCGGTCACACTTTTGATGACCTGCGCGGCCAGTGGACCCGGGGAAACCTGGGGGCCGACAACGTTACCGACGGTCTGCTGAATCTTGTTGATGCTGTCCACCGCAACCTGGGTGGCGGCGGCAAGCTGATCCTGCGCGGCCTGCGCGGTGGAGTTCAGCTGAGCCTGGATGTCCTGCAGGCTTGTGACGGCCTTGTCCGCTGCGGCACCGGGGGCTCCCTTGATCTGCTTGCCCAAGACCACACCGGCAGTGCCGAGACCCGCAGCACCCAGAACGCCACCGATGGCAACAACGGCGTTGATCCACGCATTGCCCTGGGTGTCACTGACGACACCGGAGGTCACCAGAATCGGCACGAGCGCTGTCACCAGTGCGCCGATGAGGTAGTACCACTTGCGAATCTGGGCGGTCATGATTGTCCCTTCTGAGAGATGAACTCCTGCAGGACTGCAGGGTTGGTGGCCTCGAGCTCGGCGAGGAATGCCTTGGCATGGGCGACTGCGGCGGCGTCAGTGCGCGATCCCTGCCCGGCGGCCACACGAGCAATACGGCCGATGGCCTCGAGGTCTCCGAGCTTGGCGTCGGCCTCGACAGTCAGGTCCTTATGTGCAGCTCCGTCGATCGACTGAATCAGCTGCACCAGGTTGTAGATCGGGCCTTCGCCCGGTGTGGCGTACATGGACACCGATCCCACTGTGGGCTGAGTGAATAGCCGATAGAGGGTGTCCCACTGGTCCTGTGGCACTTGGGCCATGTCTTCATCTCCTAGATTGCTGAGTCGGGCGTAGATCTGCTGGGCCTCGGTGTAGCGCTCGTCGTAGCGGTACGGGAAAGCACTCACTTGCACGGCCTGCGCCCATCCGCCGGGCGTACGAGAGTTGGAGTTGTAGTCGAAGTCGGTAAGACCGCGCTGCCCGCTGTGGCCGCCAAGGAAGAACAGTCGCGCCGACAGGGTGGGGTCCATGGTTTCCGACAAAGGACCCCATGCCTGGCGCTGCTGGAACAGCCCAGTGGAGTCGTGGTCGCTACCGACCTTCTCGTGTGGGTAGCCGAGGCTCGCAGGGACATTGCTGTTCGCGTACATCGTGAGGTTGGTTTCCACCAGCTCCACTGCGATGGCGATGCAGATTCCCTTGGGGGTGATGCCGAGTCGCTTACCCTCGTTGATAGTCGCTAGCGCGTGTCGATCCTTGGTTGACAGCACCACCGAGTTGCCGCGCCGGAACGTGGAGAATCCGTCGGCGCGGATCTTGCGGGCGATGAAGTCCGCGGTGTGCGGATTCTGGTAGGTGTTGTAGCCGACCTGAAAGTGCATGGCATCTTTCGGGGACTGCCAGTCCTGCCCCCAGAAGACGGTCTGCTCGTAGAAGTCGAGCAGCTCACGAACTGTTGCCGTCTCTTTCGATGAGAATCCGGCGTAGCTCACCTGGAATGGGTGATCGTTCCAGTTGAAATCGCATGCCGTACCACTCAGGTGGTTGGATGTTGACACCGAGTTGGTGGGTGTCCAGCACGCCGAGTCCGGGTCACGCAGCGGTTCAACGTAGGCGTTGAAATCCGCTGCGAATGCCCGCAGAATCGCCAACGGCTGCCCGTTCTGAATCTGCAGACTAACCGACGTACCCGGCACGGTGACCCATGTGCACTCATCGGAATTGACCATTGGCCAACCGTTCTCAGAGAACGAATTCCCGTAGACCACGCGCGGCATCAGTACGACCACCAGATCGCGGCCAACCACTGTTCAATGCGTTTACGCATCAGATATCCCCCACTCTCGGGTCAAACACCTTGCGTCGCCGGGACCGGAGCCACACCCCGGTCCCGAACGCTGCCACCGCTACAGCGGCGTAGAAGGCGGGGTATCGCAGTAGTTGAGAGAACATGCGACCTCCTTCGGGCAACAAAAAAGACCCCGCACTTGCGAGGCCTCGGAGGTGGGGTTGTTACGCGAGGGTGAAGACCGGGGCCGGGCTTCCATCGGCGTCAATCGTGAGCGAATTGCCTGCAGTAGTTACCACGTCTGCGGGTGTATTGTCCAGCAGCACATAGCAAAGCACGTCACCACCAAGCTCGTAGAGCACAGCCCAGCGTGCCGTGATGCTGCCACCCGACGCCGTCCAGGTCGGGTTGCTCGAGAACGACGCCGTGACGCTCGTCGTACCCGAGAGTGCCAGGGTCACCGCGACACCGCCCGTGGTGTAGCCGTTCGCCTGTGACACCTCATTGGTGACACCGGCCCACGTGGTGGTGGATGAGCCAATGTTGGATGAAGAGGTGACGAGGGCGACTCGCCATGTGTCCGAGTCGATGTCAAAGGTTCCGTTGAGAAGTCGTGTGCGCGCCCCATTGGGGAACGTCCAGGTTCCTGCGGTCAAGGTAGTGCCCTTTCGTTAGTTGATGATTTCGACGGTGGCTGCCGCGTAACTTGTGTTCTGCCCGCCTGTTTGGCCGACGGAACCGTCAGAAGTGGTGATGTTCTTGTAGTTCAGCGCTGTGGCCGACCCGAAAGCAGCGCCCGAGGTGGCGCCGCGGGTGTAACCCGTTGGTGCGGCATCCCATCCACTCGCGCCCAGGCTGGAGTGGCCATGGAAATGCAGCAGCACCGAAGACCCGTCAGTGTGCGACATGGTCACAGCGGGTGCCGTGGATGTGGCGCTAGATCCGCCCTGTGATGCGTGGCCGCCAATCGGCGAAGACGCATTCTGGTTGCGGACAACTACCGCAATAATGTGCGAAGCATTCGACCACGAACCTGTGGTTGTGTTCGTTGCCGTGGCCTTGAAATAGGCGGTCGCACAACCTGACCCGCTGCCACTATTGGCGTTGTCGATATAGTTCCAGCTCGGAACCGTTCCGCCTGCGGCAGGTGCAGACGGCGCCGTAGTCGTGAACGGGTTGAGTGTGAAGATCACAATCAGATCCCCGATGGAGTGGGTGGGGATAGTCACTGAACTGCTCGCGGCACCTGCAGACGAAATATAGGAGGCATTGGATACATTCGTCACGATCGGCGTACCACCCGTGAGTGTCACCGAAGCCCCAGATGGTGGGATTTGCAACGCAATCAGAGGAGATCCACCGGTAACCGTTGGTGTAGCTCCTGTGGGTGCGAGAGTGACGACTATCCGTGGTGTTCCGGCGGTGAGGGTCAATGTCGGTGCGGTGCCGATGATTCCCTGGATGACGGTGGTAGCACTGCCCGTTAGGACCGGAGTGCCGCCGGCTGGTACCACCCGCAGGTCAATCAGCGGTCGCCCGCCGGTCAAAGTCATCTGGAGTGTCGGCGGCGGGTAGGTGATGTCTATCAGCGGGCGCCCGCCCGTAAGGGTGGGTGTTGCGCCGGTGGGCACGAAACGGGCCGCGAGTGAAGGAGTCCCGCCTGTGGCTGTGAGTGATGCGCCGGTTGGGAGGAAGATCTTGCCGGTGATGATCGTTGGGGCACTGCCGGTAACCGAAAGCGATCCAGCGGTCGCCAGGATGAGGTCGTTGTCGGTCTGGACGATCGTCGGGGTGCCCCCAGTGATGGTGAAGCTGGCGCCATCTGGTGTGAGGACGTTGGCGACGCGGATACTCGGCGTCCCCCCGGTGAGAACCAGGTCTGCCCCAGTAGGGCGAAGGGGTGGCCCAATCACCGGGGGGGCTGATCCGGTCAGGGTCAGCGAGGCACCCAGGGGGAACACGTAAACCCCAGTCGTCGCATGGACATCCGGAGCGCCACCAGTGAGCGTGAGCGCACCCCCGGTGGTTTCGCTGAATGTCTCAGCCCACCAACCAGTTGCCATGGCTAGATGCGAAACATCCGCGAAGCTCCGTTGTCCCATGTCACGGTGATGTTCGTGCCATCCGGGATTGTTGGTAATCCGGATGCCGTGTCATACATGGCGACAAGCCGGGACGTGCTGGAAGTGCCAGTGTCTTGGTAGACGATCCAACGCACGATCGTGGCACCAGTGACAGTCGGGAAAGTGACATCCGCGGCGTCAGCTACACCGCCGGTCCAGGACTTACTGGCCAGGTTTGATGATGTGCAGACAGCTCCCGTGGTGTCCGAAAGATATTGGTGTGTAGCCATGTTGGGGGTGTAGGTGGCGTCAACGCCGACGACTTTAAAGTTCTGGGTTTCCCAGTCGAGGTCGCCCATAAGGAACGACTCCCGTGCTTTGTCATACAAAGCGTTAACCATGAGGTTCTCCCTATTCCGCGTTGGAGATGATGGGGATCGCGATACCGATCCATGGGGCTGCTGCTGCGAGGGTTTGCGTGAATGTCACCGAACCGCCTGGGGCGTCACCGAATATCAGGCCAGCACCGAATGGTTGGGTGTCTAGATGGCCGCGTTCGGTCTGGTTGTAGGCGCTGGTCTGGCCGCCATACAGGAAGGCGTTGACGATCCTGCCATGGCTGTTTGTGGTCGCACTCACGGATGGGGATGCGCTGTAGCCCTGGGTGATTACGGGTGTGCCGATGCCAGCGCCTGCTGCGAGTTTGTAGGACGCTGCACCTGTTGCGTAGTTCGATCCATACGGTGTGCCGATCAGGTTGATCGACTGCGCACCAGTGGGTGGATCGAGCAGCCACCACACCACCAGTTGGTTAGATCCGTTGGACATGACCGGTAGCCTGTTCATGGTGGCGCCACCGATTTTCGCCGTCACCACAGACAGGTCAATTCCGGATTGCGTTGTCAGATAGCCGAAGGCGATGTTCGCTTCCGGATCCAGAGTGAATCCTGGTATCGCGGACTGGCTTGTGCCGACGGTGCTCTTGTTGTCGAACTTGACATCGATACTGCCGATGATCGGCTTACCAACCGATGCCCTGGATTTGATCCCGAACACCCGATTGACCTGGTAGTCAGGAACAGTCAGCGAATCCGGGTAGAGGTACTTGCCGATTTTGAACATCATCGACACCTCGACTTCAACGGTCGGGGTCTGCGCGTTCTCGCACATCGCGAACAAGGTGCCGTTCGGCAAGTAGTAGACGGACACTTCGTAGCCGCGCCACGACCCGCCATGCCCGCGCCACTCGCCCAGTTCGAACATGCCGTGCCCGTACCCGAAGTAGGTCAACTGGTCATCGTTACCCCAGGGAATGGGCCAGTAGCATTCGGTCCGCATGGCGTGCATTTCCGGGCTCAACAAGGTCCCGTCACGCAATTCCTTGGCCCACAACAGCAAGTCGTGGACGGTAGAGATCATCGAACCTGCCCAGCTGGCATAACCCGGCCCCGTCTCTGTGGCATCCTGCCAAGCCCAGCCACCAAAGATGCCAGTTGTGTATGCGTGGCCGTTTGCGTACGGCTCAGGCATTTTCGCGTTCGTCGGGTAGCTGGTCTGCGTCAACCCCAGTGGATCTAGAATGTCTGTTTGTAGAACGTCACGCGTTGGGCGACCGTTGACCAGCTCGACGATCATTCCCAGGATGATGAAGTTGGCGTTGACGTACGCCCAGCTTGAGCCAGGCTCAAACGCCGGCTGGTGCTGCTTCATGATCGCGAGCGTGTCCTGATCCGACCAATCCGAAGCCGGGGAGAGGAAGTAGCGGATCATCATGCCCGGGTCGCCCTGTTCATTGAATAGACCCGACCGCAACGAAATCATGTGCCGCACAGTCATCTTGTCGCCACCAGGAACTCCGGGGAAGAACTTCTCCAGCGGATCGTCCAACGACAACAACCCGCGATCCACTGCCTGCAGGATCATCGTGGCCGTGAATGACTTCGTGCACGAACCGATACGGAAGTGGTCGTCTAAGTTCACATTCCGCGCGCCTGCAGCGGTGGAGACCTTGCCGTACGCCTTCTCGTAGTAGCCGTCCGGGGATTGGATCATCAAAGTTGCGCCGGGGGCGGTTAGGTTCGCAGCCACAATCGCGTCGATGGCGGCCTGATCCTCGAGTGAAAGCAGCGACAAGCCACCTGTGACGGTGGGGGTTCCCAGCGATGCCGTGGACTCGATGCTGGGGATCAAGACTTGGCCCGGGCCGCCGATGATCGATTCGCCCTCAAGGGGGTTCTGGCGGAACCGATACCAGCCCCTACCGTCAGCACCTTTGCCGCCGAACTGGAACGTCAGACCATTGCCGCCGTTACCGCCACCAGCAGGGGACGCGCCATCGGCGCCGGGGACTTTCTGGTCGCCGCCGCCGACGTACTTCTCGCCCTTGTATTCGATGGTTCCGGGGCCGCGACCGATCGGGTTGGATCCGAGCTGCAGCTCTGTGCCACCAACTCCGGGTTCGCCGGTGATGCTGTAGTCGGGGATTGACCAGCTGCTGGCCGTGCCGTTTTCGCCGTCATCGTGGCCGATACGTCCACCCGGTCCGCCGACACCTTTGGTGAAGGTCATGACGGTGTCGTCGCCGAAGTGGATGCCCCGCTGCCATGTGGCCGACTTGTACAGGCCAGGAGAGCCGGACTCGCCGTGGAATCCGAGCGTCAACCCCATCTGGCCACCACCGGCGCCACCAACAGCGACGACATCAACGAAGTTGCACCATGACGGGATGGGGACAGTGCCGGACTCGGTTACGTAGTCGCCGATTGGGTCGTAGTAGCCCACACCGTTTCCGGTGTCGATGGCCGTCTCAATCCACGGGATGTTCCCGGAACGAACAACGCTGGCCTTGGCGATAGTCGACGGCGGTGAGTTCGGGGACGAGGTGTTGTCCCGCGTTGCGGCCAAACCAACAACTTGCGCGAACGGGTGATCCGGAATGTCGTCTGTAGTCGAGATACCCCGCACACTGTGCGTTCCCCCGACGGGGACGAGCTCGTAGGCGTAGTCTTCGCCGGATATCTGATCCAACGGGGTGTCGAGCTGATAGAAGGTCCAGTTTGGTGTTGAGCCTGCGGTCAACTCGGACAGGATGTTTGGCGAGTGGTGGACCAGCGCCCAATCGCCGGTAGCTGAGTCGAGTTTCCAGATGTTGACGTAGAACGCCGTCAACCCACTGGTGCCGCAACCTAACCAGGACACCACCCCCAGGGCAATGTCTCGCCGCACCCGCATCGTCGCAATTAGTGACGCACTCTGAGTGGCAGAGAGAGTGGTGTTGATGCTGGTGATGCCGTAGTTTGAGCGGCCGGATGGCAGTAGGCCGCCGGTGTTATTACGCTGGCTCAGGATCTGGAAGGCGCTCTCCCCCATCGCCGCGGCCGTCTGTAGCAGCTTGGCGACGTTAAACAGGTCTGCGAACCCACCATTGGAATTCGGGTCAGTAGACCCCTGCATACCCCCGAGGAGATGAGACAGGAACTCCTCGAACGTAGTGTTCGCATCCCCCGGGCCACCGAATCCCAGGATCTTGAACAACGGTATGTGAGTGACAGCCTCGAACAGGTCTTCCAGGGAATGCAGGGCGTTGTTAGAACCGGTGATCCCGTTGACGACGGTGTCGATGATCAGCTGCCACCGGGACAGCACTTCCTGAAAAGTGTTTGACAGACCGTCAATCCAGCTCTGCTGAATCTTGTTGGTCTTCTTGCCGATACCGTCATCGAAATTGAACGTTCCGGTGTCCGCGTCTTTGGTAACCAAGATGCGCACACGCACCGACTGCACACCATCGGGAACGGTGTAGTTGCCGGTTAGTTGACGCCAATCCCCCGTGCTGGTTAACGGGTTGAACGTGGCAACGTCTTTGATACCGACTTGCACAGCACTTGCGCCACGTCCCTCAAACTCCACCAGCTGCAACTTGATTGGCGTGTTAGATCCCGAGTATCCGGACCACTTCAGCCACATCTCCAGCGACATGGTTTGTGTCGGGCTCACGATGATCTCGTTCGACCGCAGCGCCTTACTGGTGCCGTTCGCTGTGACCTTGACACTGCCGGAACTGTCGGCGCTGTGCGTTACCCCAGATTCCCAGGACCAGTACGGGTTGTCCGCGATCGTCGTGCCGTCTTGGAAGTTACCGGCAATCAACAGGTTCGACTGCTCTGCGGTGATCCAGCTGAACGAAAGTAGTGGGATGAGGTTGGACAGGATGAATCCGTCGTGCCCGAACAGATTCCCGTTCAGGAAATCCTCAATGATCTGGATGATGTCGCCGAGAATCGGGATGTTCTCAGTCCATCCAGTTAGCAGTTCCCAAAGCTCTTCTATGGCCTGCCCTGGGTCGATGGCAAGCCCAAGCAGCTTCTGAATCAGCTCCTTGACGAGGTTCTCCGCGAACTCCTTGATGGCACCGAGGATGGTCTCCCACATCTCCGTGCTTTGACGCAGCGCCGAGAGTGGGTTGAACTCGATCGCCTTGTTGGGATCGAAATCGGCAACCGGAGAGTTCCGGTCAAACGCCTTGGGCACTAGCTACCCGGCACCGGAGAAACGGGTACGACCATGACTGTCAGCTGTGCGTTGTTCTTGTTGAACTGGTAAATGCCAGTTGGACCGTCGTTGTAGAGGTTGACGTACAGAGTCCCTGTCGCCCCGGTGTGATACCCAGGAACCACTGCAACGCCATTGTCTGGATTTATCGCCTTACTGGTGTCTCCAACTGATGAGAAGTGCGGAATTATCGTTGCCCAGGAAGAGATGTTGCCGAAGCCGCGGCCCACAAGCTGCCCCGAGCTGGGGTCACCGAGTCGAACCTCGCAGCCGATGATGAATGGGTCTTCGTCCAGCTCAAGTCCGGTCGCTTTGATGTGCCCGAAGACGATGGGCTGCCAGTCAAATTCCTGTGGGGGTACGGCGAAGGATGCGATGGTTTGTCGGGTGGTGATGCCACTAAAGTTGGTGAATGACGCCTCAGGAAGGGAGTAGACGCGCATTGCCAGCGGGTTGAAGTCGGCTGGAGCAAAATCTGTGCCGTTCCATGCGATCACCTGACCAGTGGCGGGTGCGGTGGAGTCGTCATAGTCGGTGGCGTCACGGATGGTGGCGTTGTCACCCTGAGGCCCCTTGGGGCACTTCATCTTGAACAGCCAACCCGGATCCGCGGTGGTGCCAGAGACAATGATCTCCGACTCCAGTTCGGGGTCGTCAGGGTCTAGCAGCTGTATCGATGGGTGAATGTTGGGGTACGGCCCCGGGGGGCCCTGGGTGCCCATCTGCTTCTGGACGAAGTGCTCCCCGTCCCACAGGTAGACGATGTTCCCGACCCACCATGCTTTTCCGATGTCGGCGTCGTCATCGGTCAGGTTGTCGGGCAGATCATCGGGGTCATCGATAGACGACTGGTACTGCATCTTGACGATGGGTGCGTTCTCCCCCGGAACACCTTGTGCGCCAACCAAAGCATCCAAGGTGATAGCGCCATCATTCTGGGCCACCTCGAAAGTGCCGGTCACCATCGCTGGGGTTTCCAGGTCCGAGACAACACCCCAGAAGTGCATGTTGGTTAGGACACTCCCCAGGTATACGGCGTCACCGGGATCGGGCATAGCTGCTCCTCACATGCGAAAACCCCCGCCGTAGCAGGGGTTTGACGAGGGAAATCGGGTTACTTGACAAAGTCGTCACCGGACGGTTCTTCGTCGGTGATCGAAATGTTGGGGGTGACCTGCCATGCGGGCTGCGGCTCGGGCAGGTCGTGATCGAACCGGCCCTTGTTGAGCCGGCGCGCCGCTTCTACCTTGAGGTCTTCTGGGAGTGCCGCTATCTCAGCGAAGGTCATCTTCTCTAGGTTTTCCAGCGGATCGTCGGGGGCGTCCATGGGCACCCATTTGACGGCGTCCTCGATAACCCCAGGTCCGACAACCTTCTGCTTCTTGATCACTGGGGTAGCTGATGGGCGCCAGCCTCGGCGAACCATGTGGTATCCGATGATCGAGACGCAGTAGGAGGCGTCCATTACTGTTCCGTCGTTGGCTACCGGGTAGTGGCAGTCGGTAAGGAATTGGTGGAACGCGGTGAGCATCTCCTGCTTTTCCGCTTCTTCGGCTTCGCGCTTTGCGGTGAACTTCTTGAAAGCGTTTGTCTCGTTGAGTTCCATTGCCTTCTCTCAGAAAACGTCCGTTGAGCCCAGGAACATGCCGACCAATCCCCATACCGCGGCGAGCGTGCGGGTGGCTTTGGCTACTGGATCTTCTTCTTCGGAGTCATCCCCGATCGACAGTTCGATAGTCATGGGGTTTGACTCGTCGTACGACCGACGTACCGCGGTGCACTGGTCTACGTGGATGACGTTGCCCATCTGGAACCCGAGACGGTCGCCTAGCGTGAAATCGGTGTCCAGTAGATATGGAGTGCCGTTTCGGATGCTGGTCTTGAAGCTCGTGTATGCCCTTGTCTTCCAGTGCCCTGAACGCAGGTTCAAGATTCCGGACACGGTGTACGCGGTTCCGCCGCCGCCCTGTTCGAAGTGCTCCAGGAACCCGAAGTCGCCCATGCGGATAGCCCTGATGGGGTCGGTAAATCGCTGCCACGCCAAGAGGGTGTCGTCCAACTGGCCTTGGTACAGCTCTTCCAAACCTGGCGTTCCAGGCTGCTGGTACGCACCCAAACCGTATGAGATGACGGCAGATAACTGCGACAAGGCGTACTTAATGCCGAAGGTTTGGAGCTGGTTCACCCACCCCGGAGAACGTCCACCGATCATGATGGTTTTCGCGGTCGCGCCGTGCATGGTGCGCTGGGACTCGACGATCCCCGAGTATTCGCCGTCCTTGAACACAACCCACGGGGGTTTTGGTGCCACACCAAACCACTTGCGGATCAGCGGATCAGTTTCCCCATCGTTGTCTTTGTCCAGATCAATGACACTGGAGAGGGTTTCGGTGATCATGTCGTCCGCGGTGGAGGCGATCAGATTTATCGGGCCGTCCAGTAGCGTTCCGGTGGGGCCAGTGACGCCGGACTTGTCCTCTACCGCGAGAATGACGGCGTTGCGGTGCGGGCGTGCGAGTTGACCCGCCAGCTTCCCCAATTCAGGGTGCGGGGACTCTTCGTCTTCGGTGAGCCACGTGTAGGCGCGGATCATGCAGCCCGCATCTTCCAGTAGCGGGGCGGTGACGGTGTGAATGTCGGTCCAGCGTGAAGTGAGGATGGTGGTGCGGGACTGATCAAACAGCGGGTTCAAGAACTGGACTTGCACCGGCCATAGCAGCGGGTCGAAGCCGCCGATGATGTCCGCGACCCCCAACCATGCGCCCGGGTTGAAGATGTTCGTCGGAATAGACAGCAGCGGAAAGTACTGCCGCGCAAGGTTGATGAACATAGTCAGCGAAACGGCGGTACGGCAGTTCCAGGGGAGCACGAACATCTTCGGGAACTGGATCTCCGGAGGGAAGATCGGATTCGCACCCGCCAGAAGATGCTTGACGTGTTCGCGGTTGTGCACCATCTCCATTTCGACGGTGTGCAATCCGTCGTTAGAGCGCTTAGCGGTGACGCCGGTGATCTTGCCGCCCCAACGCGTCTTGTACGACCGCTTGGTAGGGATCGGGTCGAGGGTGAAGTGGAGGTCTTCTTCGGCGCGGCGGTCGTAGAGGATGAAGTTGGACAGCCAGTTGTCTCGCCGGATAACACATGTTCCCGTGCCCGAATCTGCCATCACCTCTTCGACACGCACGCTCTTTTCTTGAGCGATCGTGCCGACGGGCTTCATGTTCTTGTCCCACAACCGCAGCAGGGGGCGCTGTTTGGTTTCGGCCACCTGCGCGCGCCGCCGCCCCTCAAGGTACCGGTAGGCAGACATTGGGTCACCAACAGTCGGGGCCTGGGTAGCGCCGATGATGCGGTCCAGGATCTCCTGCGGAGATGAAATGCCGGTGAGGTCAACCGACCAACTCACGCGTAAGCCATCCCGTAGCGTTGGGGCACAATGGCCGTAATGGAGCCGTTAGCGTTTGAGTGGCGCACCTTCAGCTTCGCGATTGTCTTTGGCGGGATCAGACTTGCGTCGGTGAATGACTGCGTCATGCGCCGCCACACCGGCAGCGTCGAGCTAAACAAGTCATGTAGAAGGAAGTCCAGCAGCTGCGAGTTCCGCAGAATCTTGTAGAACAGCGGATCTACCGGATCTGTTGACGCGGTGAGGGTTCGAGCGTTCGGGTCTGTGTCCACCAGCACGTACCCGTCCTGCGGGGTAAGTAGCGGAAGCTGAACCCACCTATCGCCCTCTTGTATCCACGCCTTACCTGGCGAGGACACAATGAACTTCGGGTAGGAGGCTTGATCACCGCGGTTAGGAACAGTGATCACACCCTCGCCCACGTCGAGACCGGGGATGAACTCGTTCAGGAGGTCCTCGATCTGATCCCACAACGTGGAGGTGTCGATCGTGTTCTTCCATGTTGAATACTCGGAGCGCTTCGCCCAATACGGTTGGACGGCAACGATCGTCATATCCCAGGTCATGAAGTTGTTCCCCATGGCGGTCGGATCCAGCGTGAAAGCTGTCTTGGGATCAGAGGCCAACCGAACCCGCAGGAATCTCCACCCATGGGTGCGGGTCCATACCCCGAGGTATCCGTCCTCCTTCGCGGACCAGGAACCCCACCAGCGATCCTCAAGGATTCGGTACCGGAACGGGTTGTCGATGACCTCTCCGTTGCGGGAGATCCACGGGGCCACATCCGGATTGATGTGAACCCCGAAGTTGATCTCCCGCTTCTTCCAGTCCACCCGCTCAGGAATGGCGCCGATCGTGTAGGGGCCTTCAGACATCAGCTGCTCGAACGGGACATGCATCATCCCGGACAGCTGGGGGGCGAGAATAACCCCTTCGCGACCCTCGTTTGTGCCAGCAAGGTTCCACATCAACCGCTTGCCCGTGGAGGGGTGCGGCACTCCGATATAGACGACCTTCATTTTGGTCGCCTTCAAATACTCAGGCAGGCCGTAGAAGTCCTCGGTTGGAGGCTTATGGATGCCGTGGAGGTTGAAGTCAGCCATCTAGGGCGCCCCCACTCGTGCAGTACCGAAGTTGCGGCGCCAGTTGGAGTTGTAGCCGTCGTTGACTTTGTTGACTACATCCCCGGCATTGGCTCCGACGGGTCCGTTGAAGTTGACGTTCGTGGACTGGTCAGTGGGGCCACCGCCGGTGCCGGGGTTTTGGCCGGGCACGAATGCCGCAGCAGGATCCATGCCTGGACGCCCCAGCTGGTTTCCACCTTGGAAGTCGCCGGGCTGTGCCATGCCGCCGCCAAACGGTTGTGGCAGTAGGCCGGTGATGGCATCTACGACACCACTTCCTGATCCGCCCATTGCGGCACCCGCGATATTTGCGAATGCCGCCCCGCCTTCGCCCAAGAGCGGAGAGCCGTCCGATTCCTTACGGAGCCCACCGAAGAATTTGAGGAGCGTGGATCCGGCCTTGAATATGCCCCAGTCCATCGGGTTTGAGAAACCGTCGGGAAGTAGCGTTTCCGTCAGTCCGCCCACCCCAGTGTCGGCGAGTTCACCGAAGTTTGGCATCAGTTCCTTGAGGCCCTCGGAAATCTTCGCGATCGGGTTGTTGGCCGATCCACCGAAGCCTGATCCACCGCCTTGTAGGTCTAGCCCGGCGCGGTCATCTTTGGCTTGCTGCAGATCGCGCTTGAGCTTCTCGACCATGTCGCGCTTGCGCTGCTTCGTGGTCTCCTTAGCCTTCGGATTGGATTCGAGGTCTGCGAGTTCCTGCTCTGTAACGTCGAGACGGTTGGAGAGGTCATCGATGCGGTCGTCTGCTTCGCGAACCTGCTTTGATGACGCTCCTTGTCCCGACGATCCGCTTCCAAATCCGAGTGGGGAAACTGAGCCTGATGCGCCGGGTAGTGACACCGAGCTTGCGGGCAATCCGACTGCGGCTGCGCCAGATCCACGTCCCTTGCCGAGCATTACGTGCAGGTGGTCCATGTGGTTCTGGGTGTCGCTGCCCCGGTCGGACATCGGCTTACCTTCGGTAAGTGAACCGCCGTAGCCGTAGCTAGTTTGCCGCCAGATGAGCCCGTCCAGACCAAGTACTTGTGCGTTCTTCACTACGAATGCGGCGACTGCATCGCCCAACGCCTTGCCCATTGGGGTGTTGTAGTTGGGGATCATGATGTCGATGGCGTTTCCGGACGAGTGCTCCCCGTATCCGTCTTCGGAGCGTCGCCCGCCAATATTGGAGATCTGCGGCCACAGCTTCATCACCATCGACCGCAGGTAGTTCGCCCCAGGATTCAGTCCCTCGGCGAAACCTGGGATCATCATGTCCCGCAGATATGAGGCCGAGGGGACCCATCCGGCGTTGAGTGCGGCGACAATTCCCGCGCCGCCGTTGTTCATGCCTTTGGCAGTGACGACGCCCTCGCCATCGGATAGCCACGCAAGGATCGAATCGGAGGTACCCGTTCCGGGGCCACGCACCGGGCCGCCGCCGGAGAACCCCTGCAGGGACTTACCCCACTGATTGAGTTTGTCAGCTCCGGGAACCTCAAACCCGAATACCGAAGTGGGGATAGCCGACAAGAAAGCGCCTAGGGCTTTCAGGGGCGCCTTAATGACCGCAGCCAGTCCTGAGAATGCAGATGTGACAGCGTCTTTGATCGCACTTGCCGCACCAGAGATGCCGGACTTAAGGGCATCCCATCCGGCCTGGAACTTGTCGAGGATCGGGGAGACGAAGTCCCATGCGGCGCTGATGGCCGTCTTGATGCCCTCCCAAGCGGGCGCGATGGCGTTGTTCCACAACCACATCGCGCCTTCGCCGACAATCTTGCCAACGCGCACCCAGTTGTTGAAGACGTCCGATACGACTTCCCACGCTAAGCCGATGACTTGTTTAATCCCTTCCCAGGCGGGCTTAATGGCGTTCTCCCATAGCCACATCGCGGCGGTACCGATCGCCTGAAAGGCGGGTTTCATCGCCGCGAACACGGTCTTTAGGAAGTTCCACGCCACGCCAACTACTGTTTTTATGGCGGCCCAGGCGGTTTGGACGATCTTGCGGAATGTCTCAGAGTTCTTGTATGCCAGGATGACACCGGCGACGAGTGCCGCAATAGCGGCCACGATCAAGCCGATCGGGTTGGCGGTCAATGCGATATTGAGGATCGCCTGAGCGGCAGCCCACAACTTGGTGATCCCGATAATAACCAGGACGGTCGTCTTGTAGGCCACAAACCCAGCAACCAGCGGGATGATGACGGCCTTAAACCGCTCGAACAGGTTGACCGCTCCACTTATCCCCGAAATCAGACCGGGGCCAACATTTTCGGCAATCTCACCAATTGCCTTGCCCAGCCCACCGATCACGGTTCCGAGGGTTGATGCGGCCTGCTTGACCGAGTCTGACGCAAACGCTGTTTGCATCGTGTTGACAAAGCCCGTCAATCCATCGCCGACCGACTGCAGCGGCCCGTCAATGAGCTCAAAGAATGTGATCGAGGCGGTCTCTACAGCATTCTTCATCCGCTCAATAACGCCGGGTAGTCCCTGATTCTGCGCTGCGGCTAGATCTGCTGCGGCGCCCTGCCTGTCGACGGCCTTACGGAGCCGGTCATACCCCACGCTGCCTTCCTTTGCCGCAACACCGGCTAGGCGGGCCGCGTCGGAGCCGAAGAGTGTTCCGGTGGCGGCCTGGTACATCTCGGGGGTCATACGCTTTGCGGCTTCACCCAGCTGCCCCAATAGCGAACTCATGCCGACAAACTGGCCGCTCGCGTTGTACACGGTTAGGCCAAGTTCTTCAATCGCACCCTGGGCGGGGTTGGACTGGTCAGTCAGCGCCAGCAGGGTGGCCTTTAGCAGGGTGCCCGCGTCGGAGCCCTTGATGCCGTTCGCTGTCAGCATGCCGATCGCGGCAGCGGTGTCTTCCAGGGTTAAGCCGAACTGGGACGCCACAGAGCCACCGGCCTGCATCGCGAACGCTACATCGGTAATGTCGGCCGAAGTAGCGTTTGCGACGTTCGCTAGAACGTCTGAGGCTTTAGCCGCGTAATCGGCGTTCAGGCCGAAGACCTGTAGAGCGTTGGCCTGAATCTTTGCTGCTTCTGCGGCTGAGATCTGTGCCGCTGCAGCCAACTGCAGAGTGCCCTTGGCTGCAGTCATGGACTGTTCGACAGTGAAACCGGCCTTGGCCAGTTCGGTCATAGCCTGGGATGCGTCGACAGCGGACGTGCTGGACAGGCTTACGTCGTTACCAAGATCCTTGGCGCGCTGACGAAGTAGGCCCATCTGATCCGCAGTAGCGCCAGTGACGCCCGAGAGGGTGTTCATGGTCCGCTCGAAATCGACGCCGGTAGTTATCGCAGCCTTGAACCCCACGGCCAAGGCGCCGGCTGCGGCAACAACCCCGGAAGCTTTCAGTGCCGACTTGAATCCCTCGCCAAAGCGTGATCCAGCAGCCGTCCCCTCTACCTGAGCGGTACGTGCGGCACCCGAGAACAACGAGGTGACCCGGCCGCGTGAGGTTGCCGATTCCGCACCGCGAGTGAACTGCTGGCCAGCCTTCTGCCCTTCAGCTGCGGCCCCCCGCGTAAAGGGGGACCACCACTTGCTCGCAGAGTTCCACTTTGCGCCAGACGCCAACGCGGCCTTCGAGAAGTCCGCTCCGGCCTTGTCGCCAGACTTCAGCGCCTGCTTTTGGGCGTTGTCAAAGAGTGCGCCGATGCCCTTTTGGGCTTCTTTGTACTTAACTGTTAAGGATAGGTATCCTGCCGCGAGTTCAGTTGCCACAGTTCACCTCCCAAATACATTCCGCAGTTTCCTGCTCTTGTCGTCCAGATCGTCACCGCGCCCGAGTGCCGCCTTGATCCGTGACAGCGGTGCGGCTTTCACATTTGAGCCCTTACGTTCCGAGCTCTTGTCTTGCATGTCCGGGCCGATCATCGATGGCCGCTTGCGGTTCTTTTGACCGTCTTTGGACTTCGACCACAGGAGTAGGCGCAGGCAGTTGACAACCATCGCTAGGAGCCGGTTGGTCAATGTCCAATCGGCCTTGTCTGGATGTAGCTGCTGAAACAGTCTGGATTTACGATCTAGGAACATCACGAACACATGCAGGTCTCGCCACGTGAATTCCGGTGAAGGACAGTGCCGTAACCGGAAACCTGCGTTGAGTAGGTCGGCTTCTAGCGCGTCCCGATGCTCATCAATGAGCGCTAGAAGCGCTAGGATTTTGGGGCGTCGACGTTGGCATCCTTCTGCCAAGCGGTCATCAGCTCATTAACCTTCTTGGCTGGCATCTGGTCGAACAGCTCCAGATCCTTTTCGGTCAGCGCCCATTCGAACATCGCCCACATTCCCGCCTCAGCGTCGTCCCGGTTCTTTCGCAGCACGCCTGTAGGTATCTGGTCGAATGGCTTCAAAGCGATTGTGTGCTCGACTTTTTCATCGCCTTCGCCGAGTTCAAATTTGTAGACGAACATCTGCAGCCTTTCGGTGATTGTTAGCGCAGCCGGTTAGACCGGCGGGGCCTGCGGTCCCGGCTGCATCAGAAGAACAAGCCCCGCCGGGGCTATGAGCCGGTTACCTGACCGTCGTCGGTGTACAGGTAGACGTAGTTGCCGTCCGCATCCTTGAAGCACTTGACAGTCACCTCGTAGGAGATGGTGTCCGAGTGCACGATGGTCACGTCACCGACTTCGGTGATCTGTCCATCGGGGATGACGTTGCGGTACTTGGCATCCAGCTCGGTGTCAGTGGTGTCGATGACCCACGACATGTGCGGGAGCTTCTTCGAGTTCTTCTTGACCGCAACCTGGGTTCCGTGGGAACCGTTAGCCGGAGTGATCGTCACGTTGGACTCGCCGTAGATCGCCTTCAGGACATCACCCTTGAGTGATTCAAGGAGAACGAACTGGAAGGTGTGGTTGTACTCGGTCTGCAGAACCTTGACCGTGTCGCCGCCGAAGGCTTTCTTTTCTTCGGTCGTGCGCTCCATGGTCTCGGTGAATCCGTCTTCGCCGATGTATCCGAGGTCGACGAACGCAACATTTAGGGTTGCGCTCACTGTGGTGGGGAGTGTGGTGCCGAGGGGTGCAACAAGGCATGACCCGGTCGCCAAAGGCTCGGCAGCGTAAACATTTTTGACGTCAGACGCCATGATTTTGCCCCTTTCAAGGCACGGTGCAGCCGGGACCAGAAAGGGTGTTTAGGTAGCGCGCAGAAGCACGTCTACCGTGAGTTGGAAACGCGGAGAACCTGTTACAGGCTCATTCCATTTGGCTGGTTCGCCGACGATGTTGACGCGGCGTATGCCGATGTGTTCATACGGGGCCTGCAGAAGAAGGTCTCGTACTTGCTCGGCGAGCTCGCCTGCGGTGACTTCGCTTGTGTTCCAGCATTGGATGATCAGGCGTCGTTTCGACAGAATTCGTTGTTTCACACCTTCAAGTTCTGGCCCTATCGGCACAGAGCTGACGGTGATCAGTGGGTTCGGGCGGTTGGTGGGAACGTCACCGGATACCCGTATACCTGTTTGGGCCGCGAGGTAGTCGCGGACAACTTTTGGTGCGTAGGGGAACATTTAGTCACCTCCTGCGAGGTGTAGGTTCCTTACGAGGGTGTTGTTTTCGGCGTTGTCGACGATGGATTCCACTTCGGCGGTGATGACGGTGGCACGATATCCGCGCTTGGATAGTGGCTCATCGCCTTCGGTGGAGACCCTGTATCCGGGGGCTTCGTCGGTCTCTAAGCCTTGGTTGCAGGCGTCGGCGACGCGTTGCATGCGCTCTACGCCGTCGGTGTCGATTATTTTCCGAACGGTGGCGTTCCAGTTCTTCTTGTTGAACTTGAGCTTGGCCATCAGCCGGTCACCTTTTTGAGCTCGACAACGATGCCCGGTTTCCAGCCGTGGAATCCGCCGGTTTGATCACGCACACCGACGGTTTCGTACGTCACACCGTTGACAGTGAAGCGGTCCATCAGACTGACCGCTAGGGGCGGGATGGCTAGGTCGCGCTCCGCGACATCTTGCGATGTGTGCCCATCCAGGTTTTCGGCCCTGTGGGTGCCGAATGAGTACGCCTTCTTTGACACTGGCGTGCCGAAGGTGGGTACGTCGTTGCCCATACCGTCTTGGGTGACTCCCGTTACGGGAGTGTGTGTCACCGGGATTCGGGCGAGCGACTGGAAGCTCACAGGCGGTGGATGATCACGTTAGGGACGGGGTAGCGGTAGCTTCGCGCCTCAGCCAGCTCATCTCTGGTCAGTAGGGCGGTCGATGAAACCCAATCCGCTAGCCGTTGCCGATAGTCGGCGCCAGCAGTGATGTCCGTGGACTGCGACTCCACCGATCCGGGTTCGACAGTGAGGTTTCGTGCAACGATCGCCGCTACAGCCGAAACCACGGAAGCCGGTGGTTCATCGCGGGTGTACTCGACGTAGACAATCTCCCCGGTGGGAATGCGGCACCCGTTACGGGTGACGTTCACGTAGTCGTCTTCGATTACACCGTCGATGGATTCACCTTCGAGGTCGGTGACCGTGACGCTTGCACCGGTGGGCGGGTCGGGTAGGTGTACCCGTCCGTCCACGATGTGCGCGCGCACGGTCACCGAACCTGCGGTGAAGGTGCGGCCAGCCTCCCGCTGAAACACTCGAGACACCCTCTCCAGTAGGCCCTCTACACGGGCCTGCTGGGAGTCGGTGAGCTCGTTCTCGTCGGCCAGTCCTAGGGCTGCGGCGACGTCAGCGGGAGATGCCAGCACTAGCTGCCCAGCTCGTTGAAGACCAGAACGCCGGTGGGGCGAACGACCTTGCCGCCGTACACGTGCAGCGCACGGACACGGTCGGCGAACTTGTTCTCCGCTCGCATGCCTTCGATCTCGTCGATCTGCGACACGAACGCGTAGGCGGTCGGGTGGAAGAAGACGGCCTGTGGCGAGTCGGTCTCGGGCAGGTTGTTCGACATCACGATTCGGACGTTCAAAAGCTGCCCGATGGTGCCGTTGCGCAGGCCGTTGTTGTCTCCAGCCTTTTCAAAGCTGGTGAGCTTCGAGTCGGCGCCCTGCAGCAGACCGGCGTAGGCGGCGTTGATAACCGCGACACGGCCGGCGTTGGGGACATTGGCCTTGTTCATCGCTACCACTGCGTCACGAATGACGTTGAATGCTCCGTCGCCAGTCGTGAGGCTGGAGTAAGCGAGGTTGCTGCCGTCCGCGACCAGACGGTTAGCGATGAACTGGTCGGAGTCGGCTACGAGGGCGTCGGCGCCAGCGTTGGTGTAGTCCTCCAGCGAGCCGGCTGCCTGCGCTTCGTCGATGTCATCGACGTAGAAGTCGATGGACTTCTCCTGGTCGATCGACAGCGAAACTCGGGTGTCGGTGATCGCGTCTGCGGAGGTGAGTCGGCCCGCGGCCTTGTAGTCCTTCACGGTCGGGGGGACGACGCCGGTGATGTGGACGGTGTTGCCCTTGGTGGCGAGACCTTCGTATCGACGGTCAACCAGGGCGGCGAAGACGTTCTCCGCCTTCCAGCGCTCCATCAGCGCTGCGCTCCATAGCTCGGGGATGAAATTGGTGATAGCCATGACTACTCCTTTCGGGAGTTACTTCTTGCCCATCAGCTCGTCCAGACGTCCGTCTTTGTAGGCGGCCATCCGGTCTGCTGGGGACAGGGATTTGAGTTCGTCGTGGGTCGTGATTTGTTTCGGCCCAGTGACTTTTGTGTCTGTGGTGACCTCGGCTGCCGGTGCTGCCGCCGGTGCAGTCTTCGACTTCATGGCCTCTTCGAGGCGCGCATTGAAGCGCTGTTGCCAGCGTTCAGCGGATGCGCGCATCTCTTCTTCGGTGTTGCCCTTGATGTCGTCAGGGTCAACGCCAGTGGTGCGGGCTACCTCTGTGCGCAGTCGTTCCGTGCGTTCGGAGGTGAGTTCTGCTCGGATCTTGTCGATTTCGGCCCTCGGGTCGAAATCGGACTTCTTATCCGCACCAGTCTTTTCGAGGAGTTCTCGCCATTTGTTGGCGTCGTCGAAGTTTTCTTTCGCACGTTTTTCCCAGCGTCGTTCCTCTACGCGGGCTGCGCGAAGCTTCTCTAGCTCCTGTCGCTCTTCGGCCGTGAAAACCTCGTTTTGGGGGGCTTCCGGCTTAGTTTCAGGAGTGGGTTCGCCCGGTTCCGTTACGGCTCCCGGCATGTCATTCGGGGTCACATCAGACATGTGATTTTTCCTTTGCGTTGCGCATTGGTTGGCGCCCGTTCGGGCGAACCCCCTTGTGGGGGAAGTCTTTTACAGATCGGATTTGGAGGTGAACTGTTGTCCGGCCCATCCGATCACTGGGCCTACCTCGCCGTGCTCGTGCGTGACAAGCAGCTTGCGGTAGTCGGGGGCTCGTCCGCCGCGGTCCTGCAGGTCGGTGAAGGCTTTCACCTGCGTGTGGGTGGCTTCGAGCATGTTCTGGTCGATAACTTGGCTGACCGACTCTCTAGGTGAGAGTGGGGCGATGTTGCAGTCGCATCCTGGGTGGATGGGCATCAGCCGCTTAGTTTTGTAGCGCTGCGTTGCGGCAATCAGGCACATAGCGCAGTTCTCAGCACCCGTGGGTACGCGCCGGAAGTACTGCCTGCCGCTGTGCTCTAACGATCTCTGAGATTGGCGAACTTTCGCCATCTGCAAATCGGTTCCAGCTATGTTCTGCAGACGGCGCCCGCCCGCGGCGAGGGCCTGCTGCACCGGTTTTCCACGTGCGAGCGCGGTACGCGCAGTGATTACCGGGCGTGCGTACACAACCTCCGGGGCAACCCCGCGGGCCGTGGTGATCGCACCCCCCGCTGGGATGGCTTGTACCCCGGCGACTTCGGCGAAGTACACCGAGGTCAGATTCCCGACCTGCAATTGGGCCGCCAACACGGTTGGGGCCATCAACTCGATGAGGCGTTCCAGTCCCGCATCGTCTAGTTCAACTTGGCTCCACACTGTTGCGGCGTAGGCCAGTAGCCGCCGTCTTAGTTCCGCGACGGCGGCGGCGTAATCAGCGTGGTCCACCGGTCACTGGCTGTTGAGGAGGTTGATTCTGGTTCTGTGCGCCGAACAATGACAGCTGCTCTTTGGCGCGATCCAGGGCGTCTTGGTTGATCTGGTCGGGCGAGTAGTTGAGGATGTTCCGTGCGATCGATCCCCACGACTCCCCAGCGGCTTTAGCCTGTGCCGCGGCAGAGTATTTCTCGGACAAGGTAACGCGAGCTGGGGATTCAAACGAGACATCCACGGTCGGGATGTCCGTTACACCCTCAGTTTCGAGCGCCTTGACCAAAATCGCTTCCAGCCCGAGCTTTGCAACCGCAAGGCGTGCATCACACTTGAAAATGAAGCCCTTCTCGGTGTTCAGAGCGCCCTCAGCGGACTGATTCGCGCTATCTGGCATAAGTACCGGCAAGGGGGTCTTTGTGGCCGCGGAGAGCTGTCTGATGTCTTCTTTGGACGCATTCAGCATCGGCATAATGTCGGTTGTCTGCGACTCCCAGATCTTCACGCCGGGGGGTAGGTCCCATAGGGCGCCTGGTGCGGGCTCGAATATGGCGGCGTAATCGATGGCGTTGCCGTGCTCGTCGGTTGTCGGCAGTGGATTGTTCAGATCCGACTGCAGAGCCCGCTGGCGGAATGCCTGAATCGCCATGGTGGACATGCGTTCCAAAATTCCGCGGTTGATGCGGTTGATGATGTCAATGTGGGGCTCAAACTCGCCCTGGCCGCCCGGGTTTGCGTACACGACGATCGGTGGGGCACCTGCGGTTTCAATGAGTGGTCCCGCCGGATCCCACTGACCGGATATGCGAGACAGGAGGCGCTTTGAGTTGATGTTTGGTACGTAGCAGTCGCGGGAGAACTTTTGGCGCGCACCATTTACCCAGACGAGCGCATAGTCCTTCTGTTCGTCGATGTCGCGCCAGTATCGGATGCCTGCGCGAACCCGCCAAGGTTGTAGCGGATCTGCTGCGACGCACATGGTTTCTGGCGAATCCGCCGTGATGACAGCGCCGTTGTCACCCTGCCAGCAGGTCAAGAACGAGTCACGGAAAGTAAGGCCGTATTCGAGCCACTGCCTGGCGATGGCGTCCATGCGGTTGTCTCGCCAAATCCGCTGCGCCTGCTTGGCAATATCCGAATCCGACGAGCCGCCGACCGTAATTCCATTCGGGACGATCCGGTCTGCCACCGAATCCCGTATCAGCATCCCCCAGTTGGTGCGGGATTCACGCTGGAACGCTTTCCAGGAGGCTCTGGTGTTCTTAGACGCCTCCGGTAGTGGTGCATCGCCGGATACATATCGGTCCAGGAGGCGCACACGGGCCATGTTGTCGTCAATGCGCTTCGACAGGATAGGGAGCCATTCTTCTGGTGTTGACGCCACGAGACTCCCTTCTTTGGTCAGTAGATGCGCCTCGGCACATAAGATTTGGGTCTTGGTTGCGCGCCTTCGCGGCGGGCATCTACACAGGCGGTCCAGGACAGTACAGCGGCCATTGCGGCGTCGAATTTGTCTTCCAGGCGTCCGTCTTGCTTCTGGAGGATCCAGATCGGCTCGCCCTGATCGTCAAGTAGCTTGAGTTCACGCCTTCCGGCGTGCCCCATGTGCTGAATCAGGGTGTCAATCCACCGGTTCGACCCGTAGGTGACGATTCCGGAGTCAATCGCCTCGACATAAGCCCGGACGGCGGCTGCCATGGGCGTTTTCCGCTGCGTATGCCACTCAACAACCCGATCTGGGTATCTAGCGGCCCAGGATGCGACCGTTTCGGTCCAATGCGGCGGGTCGCAGTACATGCGCCACACCTCGTATCGGGACATCATGTCCGTAACGAGGTCTGTTACTTCGTCTTCGGGGACTTCCCAGTCCTCGACATTCTCAGGGCGCTGCCAACAGCCCAGGAGCATCTGGCGGCCCGTAGAAATATCGGTGATGGTCAGCGCTGTAGCGTCACGGAAGCGCGCACCGTCGAATCCGGCTGTAACAAACGCCCCATCCGGCACAGGTCCCCACGGTTTCCCGTCCGGATTGAGCTTGAGGGCTTCAACTTTCGTCATGTCGAACGCTTGTGAGCCGGATTTGCGCCACCGGTTCAGCCAGACCCGCTCCCAGTAGGCTTTGTCGACACCTTTGCGGTCGTAGTCCTTTGCGATCCGCTCAAACTGGCCGACGCCCCACTCCCCTACTGGTCCCGTGGCGTCGGCGACGGCGGCGATGCGGTTTTCGACCGTGGTGAGGTCGCGGTGCTCATCCCCAGCCCAGCGACGGAAAAAGAACAGGCTCGGATCGTCTACCTCACCCTTGGCGATAGCTTCCGCTTCGGCGAGCACATCCTCTTCGATGCTGTTCTGCCCCGGCTGCCCTGCGGTAGACGTGTACAAGGTCCACGGATCCTCGAGGGGCCGCTTCGGCATGTTCTGCAGCATCGTTTCGTGTGCGTCTCGCATCCGCTGCATAAACAGGCGGTGCGGCTCATCGAAGTGCTGAAATGTGGTCCGCGCACCGTCACGAGAACCGGGGGCGTTAGACACTGCGACGACAAATCCGTCTTCGGTGCCGTTCCAGCCCTTTCGAATGATCTTCTCTTTGGTGATGACAAACAGATCCGCGTCCGGGCCGTTCTCCAGCACGTACTTGAGTACGCCGTAGGCAAGTTCTTCGACCTGCTCTTCGGTGACCGCCATCATTGGGATGACCGGCGACTCCACGGGGCGCCCAACCGGATTCCCATACGCATCAAACCCGTCACACCGGACAGGCGCCTCCGGATGCAGCTCACAACCGGCGATCCAGGCGGCGAGCTCGGTTTTCGCGAGACCCTTGCGGACCTCAATGGCGCCACGCTGAAACCTGCGGCGCCCCTCAAGCCGATGCCCCTGCGGGTAGATCTCATAGAGGCGGTAGATGATGCCGCGCTTCTCATCGTCGAGCCGCGCCGGCTGACCTGATAAGGATCCGGGGCCGAACACCATCCGCTCTTCAATGAACTGGCACACCTGCGCCCCAAGTGTCGGGTAAGACAGGTCGAGCGGCGGAACAATCAGAACCGCCATAGCGGAATTACTGGACTAGCTTGAGCCGCGGATCGGTACCGGGTTCAGGCGGTGGGGTCGCGGGCGGACGCCGCTTCTGCCCCTTCGCCTTCGAATCCTCCGACTGCTCGATCTGCCATTCCAGCCGGCGCCGAGCCATAGGGTTTGTTCCGTAGTCGGCATCAGCTTTCTCGAGGCGAACCTGAATCTCGGCCCGCTCCTTCGGCGTCTCAGCCAGCCAAAAATCGTTGTACAGCATCGCCACACGCATCAACCCGTTGATGTCAGACTCCGCATACTCTGGAGCCATCGGCGACGACCAGATATCAGCCCACCACCGCTTAGTCATCGAATGCCACGCAATCTCATCCGGCAACGGCGGCGTCTCAACATCGTGATCACCAGACAACACAGCCTTGGTGGCCGACTTATTCCGCCGCGCACGAACACTCGGATCCTTAGGAGTAGGTCCAGGCATCAAACAACCTCCCGTTTCGGGAACAAAGGTGAGCGCCCCGTTGCGGGACTAAAACTGTGGGAACCCGTACGGACCGGAAAGAGCAGCTTCGGCCCGTGGCGGCGTGCGATGGGGGTACGGGGTGCCCCCTGGGGGCTAGTTGACGCCGAGCCTGACGAACAGTTTGCGCATCCAGTTGAAGGTGTTGGTGAGGAACTTGCCTGGGCGCGTCTTGGTGTAGAAGCGCCTAACCGGGGCAGTGTCGGCTATCCATAGGCTGAGTATCAGTACCCAGCAGGTGATTAGGACGGGCCATTGCATGTTTCTGATCTTACTAGCGGACGGTGACTATCAGCGGGGTCTAACCTGATGGCCCTGTGCAGTATTGCCTTCGTCTGCGCTCTTCTTGTCGTGGCAGGGGCGGCATGCGGCTTGGCCGTTGGTGATGTCGTACGGTGCTCCGCCGAATTTGGTGGCGGTGATGTGATCAGCTATGCCTGCTCTGCCTGTGCAGCCTGGGTATTGGATGCGGCAGCGGTAGTGGTCGCGGTCTAGCACGGCTTTACGCCATGCTTCGTGCTCTGGTGTCTTGGTGCGTGGGTTGCCCTTACCCCAGCCATGAGTGGTGTGTGTAGGGCAGCGGTGTCCGTTGTAGACAAGGGTGGTGCAGTCCTTGAAGGTGCAGACTTTTGGGGCTCGCGGCATCAGCAGTACTGGATCATTGGCAGTAGAAACCCCACGGATATTTGGTCTGTGTACGCCCATTGCGCTGCTCGTATCGGAATGTGACCCAGCGCTGGAAGATGTTCCACCACCACCAGTCACGGACTACATCAAGCTGCGTGCAGTCTCCACACCTGCAGCCAATAACGGGCATCCGTGCTCTAAGCGCTCTTGGCATTGAGCTCTACTACAGCGTCATCGTCGTAAGTACTGAACGTGGCCTCAACTGCACTCTTCAGTGTGAGCGCGTCCTGTACTACTACCTGATCCCATGTCTTGTATGAGGTGATCAGCTTGTCGCCGTTATATACGTGCAGCACGGCCTGTGGGTCTACTACGTAGTGGGTGGCGGAGGGCCAGCCTTGGTTATCAGTGCTTCCGGGGATGGTCACTAGGACTGGCATCAGCGGCCAATCCAAAGAAGTAGACGCCGCCACCAAGTGACCTTCACTGCGCGTGCACTCGATAGCACGCACATATAGATCGGGTCATCGGGTTGGTGCAGCGGGATGGTGATTGAGCTGCACGCGGCGGAAGTGATAATTGGGATGCCCTGTTTCATGGGTCTGGGATTCCATTCTAGTTGCAGAGTAGGACGGATCGCGGGGTCTGTTGTGGGACACCAAATCTGTGCGCTACACGCGGCAGTGTGCGTGAGGATCCGTCGGGATGCTGGAACAGTGTCGGCGTATCGGCGTGATCGCAGATACTCGGCCACGTGTAGGCGACTTGGTGGTTGTTGTTGCGTGCCCAGTCTGTGAGTACCTGATCTACCGGCATCTGGAACCAGCGGTTGTGATCTAGTGCGCTGTCGATCAACTCGGTACGTATCGCATACCCCACAGCGTGGAGAAGGAACCCTTCGGCCACAATCCACGAAGCACCCGCCGCATCAGCGGCTTGAGTGGCTTGCAGGACTCTCGGCTGCCAATGCTTCGGGTAGTTGATACCTAGATAGAACGAAACAATCGGTGCCGGTGAAGCATCTAGGACATTCGTCAACGTGGTTGACCAGTCCCCGCATGGGATGGCGTCATCCTCGAGGACAACACCCCACTCGGTAGGGCTACTGGCGAGCCATTGCAGAGTGCGGCGATGGTTCCTGTCACACCCCAGTGTTCCGTTGTCTATCGACAGGAACGCCGCACCAGTTGCTTCCATCAACTCGTGAGCCGCAGCGGCCCGCTTGTTATGGGCGACTATGCCGATGCGGTAATCAGTCACGTGCTCTCACGTGGGCCACCGCGCCGCATGCGCTCCATCATCCATTCATACGGCGGTAGCGTCCCGCATACTTCACACGGAGCTATTCGGAACCAATTACCTTCACGCACCTCTGGATAGAGGCATTCATGTTCAGTGGCGCTCATAAAGGCAGGCGCTCAACCGAAGACAAGCGCAGTGTGGTGGCGCTTGTGGCGGCGGCGAACCGGAACGGCTCGATGCGCTGGTTGGTTTTGCGGTTGTAGACCACGTTCGTGAAGTCCACCCGATACGTCAGCTCGGGCAGGGGCCCGATGGCTTCGGTGTTGGCGAGCAGCTTCACACCCGGCGTGGAATCGAGAGTCTTCAGCACACCGTCTTCCTCGATGCGGCCAATGATCGGCTCCAAACGCACCGTGGTGGGGATATCGGAGATGGTGGCCAGCACTTCCTTCACCGAAGGTGTGAAAGTGACAGTGCCGGAAATCATCTTCAGATCCGGCTCGCTACCCTCATCGGACCCATCAGAGACGATGGCCTGATAGGTGTCGGCCACAGTGAAGTACACGAAGGCTGCCATTACCCGTTCTCCCTTCGCATCTCATCAGCGAGGTCTTCTAGACGCTTATGTTCATCGGCCATCGCTCTAGCGCGGTCACCGATAGGATCGAAAGGCGGGGTGCGCCACCCACAGGAGCAGGCACCGCCCTTGCGGGTCTTCCCGCCGGGGAGCATCTGCTCGAAAGTTCCGACGATGTGGGAGTTCACCCACTCTGCCAAGGTGTATTGGGTGCCGTCAGGGCCGGTGATGAGATGGTCGGCCATCACACACCCCCTGCGGTGAGTTCGCGGATACGTTCAGGTGTTGTGGCCTGCCGGTAAAGCTGGTAGCGGGCCTTATTGCGTTCAGTGGCGGCCCGATCAGCCGCGGTCAAATGATCGCCACTGGCGCCAGGTAGGTGGTACAGGTGATATCCCGGTCCGTCGATGAAGCGGGTTGGGCCGCAGCACACCTCAAACGCTCGGCACATCGCGTCGTCGTCATACCAGGCACCCTCGAACGACTCGTCGTACTGGCCGATGAGTGAGAGTGATTCCCGGGAGACGACATTGACGGCACCGATCGACTGACGGTCGCCTCGGACCTGATGCGATACAGCTTCTTCGGGCTCTAACTCAAGGTCCCGGACGCGAACCGAGTCCTCGGGGGTAATGGCCATGAAGCGTGAGAACGGAACGACTAAACCTGGCGCCGACGAAGCCAGCGCGACCGCTTCCCGAATCTGGAGAGCGTCGACCAGCAGATCTGATTCGCAATAGACAAGCACGTCGGCGTCAACCATGTCGGCACCGCGGTTATATGCGGCGGATCGGTTGAACGACTCATAGCCTGAGCGGCCGTCATCAACAACGTGGATGCGGTACAGCCCCTCCATGCCCATCAGGACGCGTCGCAGATTCGCGGGCCTTAGAGGGTCCTTACCGCGGTCCCGGAACGGGATGATCACGGCGATGTTCACAGGTACTCCCCTGCGACCTTGGCGTACCCCCTGCGCAGTAGGTCCCATGTCTCATCGGGGAGCTGCTGCGGTCCAAACGATAGGTGCGACACCACAAACCCTCTGTGGATGACTCGGGGCTGCATGTTGGCTGCACCTTCGTCACCGATCTTGAAACCGGGCGGCCAATCCCTGCCGGCGATATGGGCAGGCGACGGCGCGTCCAGTAGGTCCGCGATGCGTTTCAGGGTGGGGTGGTCGAGTCCGATGCAGTTGATCGACAACCAATCCGTCGTCGGGATGACTTGGTTGGGCTGACCGGTCACATCCCGCCAATTGGTCAGGAAATGCTCGTGGGACATGGCCGCGTAGTCGCCGGACATGTGCACATCCAACAAAGGGATGTTCAGGTTCTCGAAGCCGCGCCAAATCAACGGCTCTAACCATGTTGAGGCGCCGTTGTTCACGGTCAGCGCGGAGACAACACTGCCGCGGTTGTTGTCTATCGCCTCGAGGTGTTCACTGAATCGTGCGGTCTCGAAGAACACGTCATCGTCGTCGACCTTGACGAACAAACAGTCCTGATACTCGGGTTGGGCGTAGTGCCACCACACCTTGTTGAAGCCGGTCCAATGGCATCCGCCGTGGAAGTCGTTGCGGACGGTGATCCGCTCCCCTGTGATGGTTTGCAGATGCTCCGCGTCCTTGGGGTCGCGGGCGAGGTTCCAGATGTCGTATTCGACGTTCGGATGCTCGGCCAGTATGCGCTTGATGTACGGGACTTGAAGTTCCATGTTGGCTTTGCGGCCCGCGAACACAAAGAGGATGACTCGCAACACAACTCCCTAAGTGATCCGAATCGCCCACGCCTCATGCGAATGCCCAACCACACACCAGTTGATGCCGGTGCGGTCGGCGTACTCTCGCCAGGCTTTCATCTCATGGTCTTCGCAGCCGTCGTAGCTGTGCCACTCGTCAAACACAACATAAGTTCCCGGCTTGAGCTGTAGGTGCTCCAAAGCTGTTGCCGTGGACGAGTAAAGGTCGCAGTCGATATGCACCAAACCACACTCGGGAAATGTGAACCCTGGCAGAGTGTCGGCGTACCGACCTATCACTAGGCGAGTGTTGTTGATGGCTGGTGGTTTATGCGCGAACGACCCCTTAGGGAACCCGTCACGCCAATCCTCCGGTAGGCCGGTGAAGCTGTCGAACCCGATCACCGGCATATGCTCGGCAATGATGCGGGTCGATTCGCCTTTACCCACCCCGAACTCCAAAGCCACACCAGAAGGCCTCAAACCGACCACGTGCCGCAGAAGCGAATAGTGCTCCACGGGCGGGAAGTATGGGCCTAACTGGTAGTCCTGGACACCTTCACCTTCCTGGTAGGGAAAGTACGGCCATGTTGGGTGCTTGTGGCCCCAACGGTTTCCATTCGCCTCACACATCCGGGCACGCTCGGGAAGCTCAAACCGGGAAGAACCCGTGCGGTTTCCTTCGGCTTTGTCCCGCGAGTAGATCAGGTTGTGTGATCCGCGGACATCGGCGAATGGCCATCGCGTCAACCCTGCGTCGTGGATTCTCTGCGACCAGTCGACGTGTTCGCCGCCGTGCGCCCCATATCCGATATCCATGCCGCCCACCGCGTCGATCACTCGACGTTCGGCATACAGGAGAACCCCGCGGGGGAATCCGATAGCGAAATGCTGCTCGTCTTGGTGAGTGACACTGTGCCGGCCACCGCTGGGCCACTGAAACGACAAATGCGGTTCCGGGGACTCAACGTAAGGCTTCCACCACTCGTCTACGGTGGGCCACACATCATCGTCAGCGAGAAAGAGGTGGTCGCACCCCAAGTCCATAAGCTCGGCGATGCACCGGTTCTTCGCCACCGCTATCCCCATAGGTAATGGATGGCGAACAACACTCACACTCGGCACTCGATGCACCGGGATACCCCGCCAGCCCTCAAGACATATCGGCTCGTCGCTGCCGTCGTCCACAACAACAATCGGCACATCAGCCGACGTGTGCTCGATCCAATGCATTAGAGCGTTGAGAAGGACATCCCTGCGGTTGTGGGTGGTGATCGCTACCCCGAGCACTACTGCCCCTCTTCACAGTGCGGGCAGCAGTCGTACCGGAGGCGGCGGCCGCAGTACTCGCAGTGCTGCACGGCCATCTGATCTCCCGTTTCGCCTGTACCCGTCGGGGTGGAGGTCTACGATCCGCCAATGATCAAGATCGCAGCTGCAGCCGCCGTAGCGGCCAGCATTGTTTTCGCGCCCGCGGCGTACGCGGACGATGACGCCTACCTGGACGAACTGTCCGGGCAGGGTTTTCAAGTGATGTGGCAGTCCCGGCCGTTCCTACTGGCTGCCGGTAACGGCATGTGTAATGACTTACGAAACGGGGAAACCCCGGAACAAGTCGCCTCGCACTCCAACTATCCGAACGCGACACCAGCCAATCTGTTGGCTATGGCGCGATCGGCGAAACGGAACCTATGCCCGTAGGCTCACGGTCTAGCAGGTAGTCCATGCGGCGAGTACAAACCAACTCTTCATGGAGATCACCCTCAGTACGGGCTATACGTAACCGCTGCAACGCTTCTAAAATGCGGAGCTGGTTAGCGGTCAGGGCCATGGCTAGAGCCTGAACAGCTTTCGCCACCATGGGAGCTCCGGAGGGTAGCTCTCGGGATGTAGGCGGCGGTCGTACACTTCCCACTCTTCTGGAGTGCACATGGCTTTCAATCGTTGGTCATACAGCCGCGCGGCTTCAACTGGATCCAATGGTTGACCATCAAGCATGATTGCCTCCCAAAGGGATTCAGCGTCAGGTGAGCAAGACGGCTTCTATACCATCCTCTGCCCAGTCGTAATACCCGGCATATGAGCACGGGTAGCCGTTTGGGTTGTAGCGTGTGACTCGAACGAAGTCCAGGTCGTCGTAGCCGCCACCATCCGGGTGTCCAGGCCGTAACACGGGTGTGTCGCCCGGATACTTCCCTAGCTCATCAATCAACTCAGCTACCGTCATACCTCAATTATCCCGTGTTTCAACGGGATTAGCGGTGTCTAGGCGGGTGGGATTTAATGGGAGCCGAACATCCGCCGCCGTCCAGCTGCCGCCTCGGCCTCGTCTTCATCGCGCTGTGTCCAGCAGCCCAGCATCTTGCGACGCTCGGTAGGAGTATCAGTGTCCCTACCAGAATTCTCGGTCATCGCCTCGATGTAAACCCGTTCATACGTTGCGATAGCACGACTTAACTCTTCATCCGATGTATCAGAAGGATCGAAAGAGAGGCCGAGTTCACGTGCCCGGTCTATATGGGCTTGGGATGGTTCAGTCATCGGTCAGTTCCTCTGCCGTGAAGATCAGCGGCGCCAACTCGTCCAGCGCCTCGTCTAGGCCGCGAATAGAGAGTTCGTTGAGCCACTTGTCGCACCATTCCCGTACTGGCCTCAAAGCTTCACGGGCAGAGGCGACGCCTGTTGATTTGTCTTCCCATGAGTAATTGTATTTGGGGTGAAATGACCGATGTGCAGCCTCCACGGCCGGGTCGCCACTCATAGTTGGGTCGCCCATCAGTTCGTTCATCCCTCAATTTTACCGAGGCGCAGCGCAAGTCGCGGTGTCTATTCAGGTGTGAGGGTGTAGCTTTCACCAGTCTTAGAATCGGTGATGGTGGCTTCTATGGTTCCGTTGATGCGGCGAAGACTCACCGAAATGTGCGGCGACAGCTGCAATCTGCCCTGCGGCATGCCGTATTCGTGTCCCAGCCACATGGTTCGGGAGGTGTGCCGGTACTCCCGGTTTTGGTAGGTGAGTACCGCTATGACGGGTCCATCCCCTTCGATACGGTATGACACCTTGTCGAACATGTGTTCGATAGTAGAACGGGGAGTCCGCGGAGGCAAGTGAGGCCCCCGTTACCGCCTTCTTGTGGGGCTGAAGCGGTTATAGAGAGCGGTCGTGGCGAATCTAGTGATGTCACCGACGATAACGAGAACCAGCATCGCTAGGAGCGTCTGCCAGATAGGCACCTGCTCCAGCGCCTCAAAGAGGTTCATGCTCCAATCTTATCGCGAAACGGCCGGTACCAGCGGTGTCTAGCGTCGCCCGAACAGGCTGCCGAGAATATCGATGAGGTTGGCCGCTTTGACCACTCCCCTGATCTCCGAACCGAGCTGGCCTAGTTCAGCTTCCGCGCTACCGGCGATACCGTCGGCGGACGTCTGCACCACACCGACGGCGCGGTCAACGCCGTCTCGGGCAATGTCCAGTAGGCCGTCCATGAACTTCGGCACCGTGTCGTCAGGGATCTTCCTGTTCGCGATGCGCTCACACATGGCCACGAGTAGAGGGGCCATGGCGCCGGCTAGTGCTGCGAAGAATCTGTCGAGCATGGCGGCACCTAATCCTTGGAGAAGTCGCGGATGGACTCGGTTTGCGGCTTACCGCAGCGGATGCAGCAGCGCTTGTACTGCGCCGAGGGAACATCGCAGTCCCACGAGGTGTCGATGAAGCGCTTATTGAGGCGCCACTTCTCCCAGTGATGCCAGCCGATGCGGCACAGAATCACGACGGATCAGCCTCGGCGGGCACGGTCACCTGTTCTGTCCAGCTTGTTGGGTCGTTCTCGGGATCTACTCGACACCCTGCAGAGCAGGGGGCGTAGCGGATACGGCCACAGGGGATGCAGCAGCGGACACGAGACAGAGGCATGGGAACCTCCGGGAATGAAAAGACCCCGCCCCTAACGAGAGGACGGGGAGGGGACTATGCGGGGGTGCGAGTTGCGCCTAGGCGCAGTTTACTACTTGACGATGGTTAAGGGGTATATCAGCTGGTCGGCGTGTCGCAATCGAGCCACACCGGAACTAGCGGTCTTCCCACTGATCGCAATCGCAGTCCGCATGTAGGCATCTACCCCACCAAGCCTCATGCTCGTGTTGTTCATGCACACATCCCCGGCAGCGTGGCGGGCACATCTAGATTCCCGTCTCTTTCATCTTTTTACCGCGTTTTACAAGAGCCTCAAGAACGTCGTACCACCAGCCCACATCGTCCTGCAGTAGCGCCCACTCGGCCTTGCGACCCCACGCCTCTATATCATCCTGCAGCTCTTTGACTTTTTGATTGAGCTGCCGATTCAATGTGTCGCTCATCATGCACCCTTCTTCCGGTCCCGCTTCTCACAGTTGTTGTGCGCGTGTAGTACATCCCCCAGGCGGTAGAACTTCTTACCCGTATCCGGGTCACTGGAGACCGGGCGTAAATGCCCACCACGGGTCAGTGAGTGCACTCGCTGCGCGTTCAGCTTCTTGCCCATCTCCCCTATTCGGCGGGCAATAGGTTCGATGGTGTCGGCGGTTACGATGTGCTTATTGGCTTCATGGACTCGACCTCGGTCGATCACTATGTCGTCGTCTGCGGGGATGTCTATCTGTCGCCAGCACTCATCGATAGCGGCTTTGATGTCCTCGTAGGCTTCTTCTGAACCTTCAGTGAGGGCTAAGGCGATCATGTTGACTCGCAGCCACTTCGCCAAGGTGATGATGTCGTTGCCCTTGTCCCACACGATCGCTCGCTGTTCACATACCAGCCTCACCCACGTGCCCAAGCAGTTGTGCAGTACGTCGGCGGCGTTGTGTGCGCCGATATGGATGGGGACCTGAGATTCAGGTTTGGGTCGTCGGGACATACTCAACCCCGGCCTCTGGATGCGGGCCTGGCGGGTGAGGGTGACGGACAGCTCCCCGATCATGCGGGGGATGCTGGCCAACTCCTCACGGAGCTTGTGTTGTGAGCCCTTATCTAGAAAGAAGCTGTCAGAGACGGACATTCAGGCGCCCTTCTTCGGGAAGTCTTCGTGCGGCTGCGGCTTTCCCCACATCTCGTAACCGATCTGCGCCACTTGGTCCAACTGATCCCTCAACTCATCCAACCGAACCGACAGGGTGTGCATATGGAGTCCGATGACTTGTAGTTCACCGAGGATGTTGGCGGGATGCCGGATGATTCCGCTGCGGTCGCTCACAAGGCTTCTCCGTTCGACGGTGGATCGTTCTCTGCCATATAGCGTTCCCAGGCGAGACGGCGGCGATTAGCAGAAGCCGCAGCATTCTCCAGCTGGTCGCAGCCGCAGTAGCCTTGATACATTCCAGCTTGTCCCTCATTGACAGATAGACACGCGCCCATGTTGTAGTCATGAGCGCTGGCACCATGTCCACAGTTGTCACACTCACCAAAACCCGATTGGCGCCAGTGCGGTATAAGCGGTTCAGCACTCACGGGGCATCACTCCCTAATATCACCTTGACGCCAGTTACTGCCTCGTACTCGGCTACGGTGCCAATCCTGTTCATGTCCGCGTCGTACAGGGTTATCGCCGCGCGTGGGATTGACAGCGTGACGGTGCGTGAAGATTTCCGGTACTTGGCATTCCAGTTCCATAGGATCCTTTGGGGACCGGTGGCATTTGCGCCAGGACAACCAGCACTTGGGGCCTCATGTCGATCTGCGCAACACAGCGTGCACATGGATGCGACTAGCGGTTTAGCACTCAACTCAGCCACGGCGGTACCCCGTCAAACCATTGAGTCCGAAATCTGACCGCTTAAACCGCCTCGCTTCCGCCCCTTTACCTTTGAGGATCTCTTCCGCAAGCCATACGGAACGGTATGCATTGATTTCCGCGTCGACACTCGGCGAATAACACGACCAGTCGACCGTCTTGGTGAAGATGCCCCATGCCTTGCGGCGTAGCTTGACCATCAAATATGTCTTCTCTAGCGGCTTGTCAAACTTGACCTCCCACCACATGCCAGCAGGTGGGTCGGGCATCTTGTACTTACTCAACTCTCACTACCTCCGGGAATTGCCGCTACTTGCTTCGGTTGGCAGTTGGTCCAATGCATCGATTCGTGACCGGCAGGGAGCCCACACGGTCCACAGTCATAGCCCCACCCTTGCCGGATTCTGTGGTCGCCGTGCCAGCTGTTGTCACATGGAGCCCCACATGTTTTGGCGTTGGGATCAAGGAAGAATGCAATTAGTGTGATCGGCGCGAATCCAAGTAGGCAGTATTCGCAATAGAAGTGCTCGCCGTCAGATCTAGTCTCGCCGCCGCAAGCACCACATACGGGCATCTGTGGTACTGCATCAGGTAATGTGCCCATACCTCAATTATCCTCCGTTTCAGGACAAGTCGCGGTGTCTAGCCCGCTTTCCTTTCCTGGTTCCACCTACGCCTGTCCTTCAATGACAGCTCCCCGTAGATACCGTGTTGGTCGTGTACCTCTATGGCGAATTGGAGGCATTGGAGTTTGACTGGGCATCCGTGGCAGATTTCCTTGGCCCGCTTACATTCCCGGCTTGCGCCTTGATCTGGGAACCACCACTCCGTGGGGAGTCCGCGGCACGCTGCTTCGTCTTGCCATGACAGGTCAGCGACAAGACCGGTGAGGCATCCGACGATGTCCGCGGCGACACTTCCCCCTGCTATCCAGTCGGTAGGGTTTGAGTGCGGCATCAGCTTGCCTCCTGCCGTGCGGCCCTGCGTTTGTACCCAACGCGCCGAGACATCTTGCGGCACTCTGTCGAGCAGTAAGCCGAATGTTGATACGCGGATTGATATCGCTCACCACATACCGCGCACAGCCTCCATGGCCTACTCACGCGCTTCAGCTCGTCACGACGCCGATTCTTGGGAATGGCGCGCCGTCGCTCGCATTCACGACATGAACGCTTGGTTCCACCGTTTGGACTTCTATCTAGCCTGGTATTTGATTCGGTGAACTCGTGGCCGTATTTGCAGTGAGTCTTATTGGCCCAGTACGCGGTGTCGTGATCGAGCATGTCTTGGCTGTTTTCTTGCCAAGTACCCCACGCGAGGTTGTCTTTGTGGTTGTTACGCCCATTCCCGTCTAGATGTCGGACCACAGCACCAGGCGGACGAGGGCCATGAAATGCTTTGCACACCAGTTGGTGCACATGCGCAGTGCTGTGAACCCCGGATCGACTCAGCTCCACTTTGTAGTAGTGCTTTCCGAACCTCTGTTTCAGCACCCTTCCTCGCAGCGATGTCTTACGGCCCAATCGAGAGATGCTGACGCGGTTTATGCTTCGCACCCGCCCAGTGCTGCTAACCTCATAAAGCCCTTCCCATTCGGGCACCGGGCGCCAGATCTCATTGGACATCAGCTGGCCTCCCTGTTACGCATGATCTTCGCGCGCTCACGAGGGCCTAAGCCGCCGTAGATCCCGTCGCGTTCGTCGTTGACGATCGCGTAGGTCAAGCACTCAACCCTGACTGGGCATGAGCGGCATATCTTCTTGGCGTATTGGTACTGCACGGTGATCGACTCACTATCACCGTCGCCACGCTTATGGGGGAAAAACGCGTCCGGGTCTGCGGTGGCGCAGGACGCCTGGATCATCCAGGGCTCCGGTTTCAGGCAGGGTAGTTCCGCCTTACCGGAGATGATGCGCGGTCCAGGGTGAATATCGTCACGCATTTCATTTCCTCCAACGTGTCTCATGCGGCCAATGCCTTGGTTTCCCTAAATCCCCCTGCCCATCCATGGCTATCCATCTACAGGGATGTCCTTCTGGGGCACTACAGTCCGGGCACACCCGATCAGCTGCCCCGGTTTCGGTGTATGCCGTAGGTTTCCGCCGGCTACCGGTGTCTTGGTAGTCAGTCACGGCTGCATCCCTTGGTTTTTCACCAGATGCTCATTGCAGACCGGGTAGAAGCTGCGGTCGTCATCCATGGCGTATCCGACGGCTGGCTTCTCGCAGGGCGCGTACTCGCCACGTCGAACCACCTCTTCGTGGCAGGTGATCAGCTTGTATTCCCGTGTCCACATCCGGGTCTTGTTGCCGCTCATTCGGTCACCGTCCAGCCAGACACCCATTGAGCCTTAAGGGTGGTGTCTTCATATTCCGCTACATCGCCTTCGGCCAGTTCGCGAGCGCTCTTGTTGGGGTGGAAGTTCCACACTTCGTGGTACGGGGTCATGTAGGAGCCGTCTGGAAATACAGCAGCCCACGTCCGGTTGAGTCCTCCAAGGGCTTTATCCACCTCGGCGGCAACGTGGGCGGCATGGTCGTGAACGCTGGCGCTTGTGCTCAAGTGCCAGCCACACGCACACGTGTAGAAATCGGCGTCAACGACCGCCCAATCGTCATAGACGAGCGCATGGGTCACCATCACTTCCGCTATGAGCTTCTGTGCGTCCGAAGGTTCGTCACTCATCAGATCGGCCTCCCATCGCAGGAGTGACGTTCCCACCAGACACCCCATCGTTCATTCACCCGTTCCAGGCGCTCAATTTCAGCGATGAGTTCCCGCACAAGTCCCACGCGAAACAAATCTTGCATCTCATCAGTGCACTTTGAGTCCTCTAGGGATGCTTTGGCCCTATCAAGCAACTCGCTCATGGTGCTTGGTCCTCCGGTATCGGTAGTCCCCATTGAATGGAAATAGGTGGCCCACCGGGCTCTAGCGCTCCGCAAGCCCATTCGACGCAACCCATGAATGAGCCCGTGGTGGTGGATTCGCCGTCGTATCGGACGTGCCAGTTGCTGCCCCACTGGCGGATAAGGGCGCTCATCGCTCTAGCTCCTGAGGTTCTGCGGTAGGACTGTCTCCGAACGCGTAACAGTTCAGGGATGCGATGTTGTTGCGGCCCAACGGAAGGTGCCACCACCGTTTACCTTCAGAGAAGGTGGATTCTAGGATTGGACGGCGGCAGTGCCGACACAAGCGCTCAGTCATTGCTCTAGCCCCTCTGGTGTTGCGTACAAAAAGCACCTCTGATCAGATCCGTGCCTCTGGGTTTGTATGTGGTAATAGCCGCCTGTCTGGTTTGGGCGGATCTCCTCATGGCAGTAGATGCAGATGAGTTTCCGCACTTCACCCATCGAGAACATCCAGGGGCTTACCCTTGCGCGAGGCGCAGTCTGGGTCATCATGTCCGCCGTAGCAGACCTCATGGCAAAGGCAGTGGCAGACGATTCCGTGACATGTCGGCGTTCCGCTTCCATTCTTGAATCGGCGCTTGGTGCGACTCATAGTCCTAGTTCCTCACTTGGGTAGACCAGTGGCGCAAGTTGGTCTAGTAATTCGTTGACCTGAGGGTGGAGTTCGCCCTTGGAGTCCCACTCCTCAATAACTGTCTGTACCGACTTAGCCATCTCACGGGCAGCGGCATTCATGACCTGTTCGCGGGTTGCATAGGACCGTTCGGGCAACAAACCCCACGCCCGTTGTGCGGCTTCGATTGCAGGGTCACTCATGGGTGTGCTCCAGAATCTTTGAAAGCGGTACTAGATCCCGACCTCTTGCGTGATGAATACACACTGGCCAATAGCCTTCTGGGTCGAACGCGACGGCGTAGGCGGGGAGGCCGCAGGGTTGTATTTCGCGGCGTCGCCCAACCTCTGCCACACACTCGTGGGGGTACTTATCTACGTCGCGCCAGAGGTCCCCGCTCATCTTCCACCTGCCGCGAATGCTGCTATAGCCTCAGCACCAGAGGGGAACTGGGCGTGAACGGACCAGAACTCGACAGTTCCCACGTACCACTGCGTTGCACCACTCGGGAGTCGCCCATATTCTTCGACAACCCAGGCGTTATCGCCCTTCTGTCGTATGCGCCACCTCGGAATAGCCCAGCTCATAGCTTCACCACGTCTTTGTCCCCTGTCTCTACAAACTTGGCGGTGATCTCCAGTCTTTTACCGTCGGGACGTGTTATCACCACACCGCCGTTGAAGGATTCGATGACGTGTTCTGCCACTGTCCATATGGCCGCATCGGTGTGGTCTTCTTTGGTTACCCACTCGGTACCGGCTTTGTTGATGCGACCGATGTAGATACGCTCACTGAAAGCTCCCCGGTCTATCCCGTACGTCATCGATCTTCTCCTGTCTCTACTTGCAGAGCGGCAGCGGCAGATCTGAGCAACTGAGAAACGGCGCGGGCCAGATTGCTTCCCCCGATTGGGTATCCACCGTCCAAACGCTTCGCGGCCTCCAGGAACATGGAGGCATCGGTGTCGTGTGGCCCCTTGAAGGCGACGACTGGAGCCGTAACGACGATCTCGCGTGACCTGCTCATTTCCCGCTCTCCTCTACAGGCTCGTAGGTTTTCTCGAAAATGTCTGGCTTGCACGGGTAGAACTCACCGGCTACACCCCTGATGATCCAATCGCCAGAGGATGCGAGCATGGAGCCTTCGAGTGTCTCGATCTTTATGTACGCCACCGTGGGCCATTCTTCGTTCCACTCGCCGGGGGCGTAGTACTGGCATTCGGCGTCGTTGTCGTAAATCCAATCCACGATCATTGCGGAGCCGGTGGCGGTCCCGTCCCACCGCATCGCTTCTACAATGACAGGCCTCTTTCGAAACTTCCGCGCGCTCATTTACCGCTCCCCTCTATCGCAGTCAGAGCCTTATCCAGATACTCCACGGCAGATAGAAGGCCTCCGTCCGGGGCGTCTACGGCGAAATTTGGTTCGTCCCCGTACTTCTCGCGGTAGAGATCTAGAGCCGTCTGCCAACAACTGTTGTAGGCCCATCCGATGTATTCCGAAGCCCGCGCAACCTCACCCCTTGAGGGGAGGATTACCCGTTCAGACCCCCCACGCCCGGAGTGGTTAACCCACACATCAGGCGTCCTCATTCCTTGCTCTCCTCTACTTGTAGTGCATCCCGAAGACGCTTCACCTCGGTCCAACCAGCTGCCTGACTATCCAGCGAGGCCCTTAAGGCGGTATTCGCCCAGTCCAACAGGCCCTCTAGCCGCTCTACTTCTGCGATGAGTTCGGGAACCAACTGCCTTGAAGCGGCAATGAACTCGGCGTCGGCCAGCCTGCTTCCGTTGCCGAATCCCTCCCAGTCGGAGTGGGCGTATACGACCTGTAGTTGATATTTGCCGCCCCGCACGCCGTAGTGGCCTCCCCACGCGGCGTCAACCGTCCACACTCCCTCGGTTACGCCTTCCAGGAGCGCCTTACCGCGTTCAGTCAACTCACTCATGGCCATTCACCACCGCACCCACCAGAAGGTGCATCCGACAACAGAATCCCGTTCCGCGTCTTGCACGCGGTATCAATACGGAACCGACCGAACGCGGTGTACGCCGTCTGGTGCCAGAACGTCCCGTCCGGGTACTGGACACCGTTGCACCAACCCGTCAGGTTGGAGTACGACACACCGACACCCTCGTTGGTCCCACCACCGGGGCACCAGCCCCGGACGTAATCGGGGTGGTACGGATCGTGGTACGGATCAGCGACAGCCGGTACGGCGAAACCGATTGACAACACGGCGATTACAGCCGTAAGTAGGGTTCTCATTGTTCCTCCCTTAGGTATGAGAGAGCTATGTCTATCCCATATGCCCTGCCTAGTAGCTCCATGTGGTCGCTGTACTCCATACCTGCACACGGGAATTTACGGGCAGAATCAAGGAAGTCAACTTTTCGCATCTCCAGCCGTTCTATTACTGACGTAAAAGCATCCCGACGTACCAACTGGTCGTGCGTCTCCCCGGACTTCACGGCTTCACGCACGTAGTCTCTGATTGACTTGTCTTCGTTCGCTGCATTGATGTCAATCATTCCCGTTCTCCTACGAGTTCTTTGATGTCTGTTACTGCTTGGGTTGTCACGATGCCGACCTCCTTTGGTTTGTGGCGTCATGGACAAGCTGGAGATTCGGGATGGGTGTTTTGCATTCGCAGTCGGTGGCGCCGGAATCGTCAGGGAGGTCGATCCATCCGCTGCCGCCGCAGAGCTTGCAGTTGCGCCGGCGCTCAGCCACTGCGGCACGCAGGGACTTTTCGTAAGCGGCCTTGTCGTCTATCCAGCGCTGAGATTCCTCGCGGCAGCGCTGACATTTGAGGCATGCCCGCGGTGTGCCGTTTGGATGGTCTTGGCAGTAGGGGCTGGGGGGTTCGCCTTCCCAAAGTGACCCATTACCAACAGAAGACTGGACTTGTACTGGTACTAGACTGGGGGGATTCGGACCCCCTTCGGATGGGGTATTCCCTTCGGATGGGGTCGCCACCGGGTCGGGACGGGGTCCAGATGGGGTTGGTTGGGGGTCTATCTCATTGGCGAGTGCAGTGGCATCCGCCTTCCGTAGGCGTCTGAGTTCTGTCGCCAGCTCGTGCCGCAGCTTCTCGGACGCGAGGAGCCGAGCGTTCTTTGGCACCGACTTCCAGGCGTTCGGTGAATTGACACTCACGACGCGCACGTACGAACGAATCAGTAGTTCATCGGTGTCGTAGTCCACGAACACAAATCGTCGTTCCCCTAGTACCTTGAGGTCGGACCGCAGCTGCTCCGTAGTCAGCTCGTCGCAGCCCTTCGCCAGGAGTTCCAGGTGCAGCGTCAGGACACCAGCGGTGTCCAGATCCTTCTGTGACAACACCTGTAGGAACGTGCACTGCACGAGCCGTGGAAGGCGTTGGAAGTCGCGGTCTTTACGCCACAGACCTTCATTGATGAGACCCGCCGCATTGGCCATCAGACATCACCCTCAGCGGCAATGAGCTCAGCAGCCATATCGACGTTCTCCCGCACACGTTTCCAACAGCAGCCACAGAAGTACCTCCACGTAGCATCGGGCCGGATGTGATCGGCCTTCATTGCCACCCGCACGAGATTCGCGATCTCCTCACGGCTCAGCCCGTTAGCCAGGAACTTGAGCACGCCATCGAATCCATCCGGTGCTGGAACTGGAAGCTTTTCGGGTCCATAGGTCCACTCGCCCCATAGATCGCGGAACCACTTCAGAACCCCTGCATCGCTCTCAATCTGGGCGATACGCATCTCAGCCACTTGGTTCATGGCTCTCGACCAACGCAGCGCATCAGCGGCCACATCGGCCACAAGGGGCGCGTCCGCCGGCACCGACGACTTCCCGGCATTGCAGTCCGCACAAGCCGCTACCAGGTTCGACGGCTCATCACTACCCCCCAAGGCAACTGGGACAACGTGATCAACCGTCAGCTTCACCTCGGGAGCGGAACGTCCGCAGTAGCGGCAGCTGTAGTTGTCGCGGCGCAGGACTTCATACCTGAGCCTCTTGGTGACGGCCATCTACACTGCCTCCTGGTCGGCGAGGCGAAGGGACTCACGGACGTAAGAAGCGGCGAGGCGTACACCATTAGCCTTGCCCTCTAGGCGTATCCGCTCGTGACTCAGGGGTTTGTGGAACTCTGAGAGCTGCACTAGCTTGACCTCAGCAGCGTCCAGCCGCTCCAGAAGATCCGTCAACGAATCAACGGTTTCGTCACTCATCGTCACTCCTCTCAAATCCCCCACAGGGGCAGTACCGGTAAAGAGGCTCCCAAGAACCAGGGAGAGTGCCTTGACAGCGACCGAAACCCGGATGTTCATCGAGATCGTGGCTGCAGCAGCAGGTGTCGCTCATGAGTGAGCCGCCAGAATCTCAGAGAGAGTGACCAACGCTTGACCCCGCGCATGATGGATACACACAGGCCAGTAGCCCTCGGTGTCGAATGCGACGGCGTAGGCGGGCTTGTCGCAAGGCTGAACCTCACCACTCCGACCCACTTCGGTTGTGCATTCCCCCGGGAACTTGTCAACAAAATGCCACGGGTTGTCGCTCATCGCTCCTCCGAATCACGTTCAGCCGCAGCGGCGAGAAGGGCGGCAGCAGTACGCCGCGCGTCGTCGGCAGTAGGTAGGGGCGTAGGTATGCCATCCAGGGCAATACGGCCATCAGATCTGCGGATGAACACCGCCCCGCCTCGCGAACCTGTACGCAGCCCTCCTGTCAATGTGCAGGTGATGGGAACGGGCCACTCCGACTGCCCGGTAACACCCCTTGCCTCCGGCGCCGGAAGTTCTACTAGTGCGTATCCATTAGCCTTGAGGGTGCTGAGCAGTCTCTGCGCGGTCATCTCAGGGGTGTAGGGAACACCCTCGCCGGTCTCTGGATCGGTCCACACCCACGGACCCTGGAGGGCTTCTACAAGTACTGCCACCGCGCCCACTTCTTCATTGCCGCTCATGCGCATTCCTTCTTGTCTTCAACAAACCCTCCGCAATCACAAAGGGTCACACCGTCATCCAAAGCCCCGTAACAGTCACCAGCTCCAGAGTTGTGCTGGTATCTCTGATGACCACAACGGCAGAAATGGTAGGTAGGCCAAACAGTCACGCCGTCCTCCTCAAAGCCCACTCACCCGAATCGGCCCACAACGCCAACGCACACATGACTTGTGCTGCTAGGCCGGGATGCCAGGCGCAGAAGTCCACACAATCCCCCAGCACTTCCATGTGGTCCTTGGTTCGCAGTGACCGAATCAGATCCGTTGCCTTACGAACCAAAACCTGCTCACTGGAGCAGAACTCGTAATCCACTACCAAAGGCTCCTCGGGTTCGGGCATTGGTGCAGACTTGTAGCGCTCAATCTGCCGATCAGTGACATTCAGCCGCTCGGCGACATCACCAGCCTTCAACCCCTGCGCCGTTAGCACTTTCGCCGCCACCACACGATCAGACTTCGACAACGACACCGGATAACCCTGCAGAACAGCATCCACATTCAAAGGATCAAACGTTCGCCTCACGCCGCCACCTCCCGGATAACAGAACCGTCATCACCCAACAACGCCCTAAACTCGTGCCGATAGAACACGGGAACCTGCGCCGGCTCACCCCACTGAGACACAATGAACCCCAACTCGATAGCCTTACCGCGCTCACGCGTCTCAATGAAGGAGTGGCAGCCGCGGCATATCCCGAGCCCGTTCGAAGGCTGGCTCGTGGACTCCTGGCGGCTACCACCCCGGCCTCTAGGGCGACGATGGTGATACGTCTCTACCGTCTGCATGCAAACGTTCGGCCAACACACCTCGCACTCGCCGCCGCAGCGATAGGCCATGAGCTCTTTGGATTCCGCGGTGAACTCGCCAGCCTTCATGCCGCAGCCCTCATGTGCTCGAGCAGCTGGGATCCGATATACATGGTGTATGCCGGCGGAATGGCCTGCGATAGTTCAGCACCGGTCATCCAATCGATACCCATACAGGCCGGCCCCACCCATGAGCCCACATCCCCTGTGATGGAGACGTTCATGCCGGCTTCAAAGCCCTTGCGACGCTGTTTAGTGCAGGTCTTCACCACATGTGGCGGATGAATCGGCTCCGTCAACAACATCGGCAACCGCAGATCGATCCGGAACTTCCTGTGCCGATACGTTCGTAGCCCGAACATCCCCCCACATAGCACTAGATCGGCGCGCATGTCAGCGCCCATCACATTCTCAATCACCCAGGGCGCCGGCTGAGACATCAAGGAATCGAATGTGGCTCCCAGTAGCCATCCAGTGCCATGAACGCCGGCGCGCGACCTTAGTGGTGAATGATCCTGGCAAGGCGGGGAAGCGTGTATGACGTCGAACTCCCCGCCATGCTCGGCAAGGAACTCCAAAGCGTCCGCCTGATGAAACTCGAACGGATAGTTCGGCTGCGGATTGATATCAACCCCCACAACCTCAAAACCGGCTCGGCGATACCCCATACCAGCGCCTCCCGCGCCACAGAAAAGATCCAGGAGCCTAGGCACTTGCGGCCTCCTGGCGTTCCCAAATCTCAGCGAAAGTCCTCAACCCGTTCGCCGACCAGCCACCCTCGAGCTCGTCTGCAAGCCAGGGATAGTCGGACAGGTACCTGGCTTGGGCCTCATCCAAAATGTCGGCAGCCAGCCGCATCCTCTCGGGCAGGGTCATGACTCGACCGCCTTCAGATCGAGAGAGACCCGTCCGTTGGAGAGCATGCCGCGCACCAGAATCGGGCACGTATCCTTGTTGGCTGAAGCACTGGAAGATCCTGTGGTTTCTACCCAGTCAACCCCGGGGACGACGGTGCCGGCGCGGTCGATGAACGTCCCGTCATGGTCGGTCAGCTTGTCCAGTAGGGCGCGTTCGTATTGGTAGGGAAGTCTTAAAGCGTCGGCGTGATGCTGGACTGCGTAAGCGACGAACTCGGCGTGGTTCGTGATGCCAATCTTTCGTTTAGGGCCATTCACTGTTACAGCGCCGACGATTTGACCCATCGCCATACCGTCAACAGTCCCCCGGATACCCTGCTCCCGCATACGAGCAGCAACCCAATCCCGGCGCTCCTCCTTACACGCTTTGGCTTGAGACTCGATGTAGGCGAACACCGCAGCCTCACCGGCAACAGCTTGAAGCTCAGTCATAGGGGTATCGGTCATGACGGATCACCGAGAACTTCGGTGTATGGACCATGCAGCTTCAGGTGATTCAGGGCGCGTAGGGGAACCCAGGTACGGGAACCGTAAACCGAGAAGCTCTCCCATACCCCACGAAATCGATAGTGCCAATCAAGGACACCTTGCGAGTCGGTCCATACCGAGCCGTCCCGCGCCTCTTCACAGTCCAACGTGGGAAGTACACGGGGCTCAAGGATTTCGGTGTAGGGGCCATCGCCTTCTAGAATCGATGCCTGCATGTATTGGTCAACCCACTTGCCTTCGTCTGTGTACTGCCAACCTTTGTTTGCTTGGTAGCGCCATTTATCACCATCCCGGTCCCGCCACCGTGATCCCTGCTCGTCTACCCCTAGACGGTCAACAACACGGGGTGTACGAGGGGGTGTGCAGCAGTCCGGGCAGTCATCGGCACAGTCGTGGTCGTACTCTCGGAATACGCAGCCCATGCATCTGCGGCCATCGCAGTTACGGCAGTCGTCTCCACTTTCTGGCTCCTGGCCTCGGAGGGTGATCGGATGCGACGCGACGCACAGTTCACAAACCTCAACCCGTGGTGAATCTTCAGTGAAGTTCAAGCGGCAGCAGGGGCACTCGAATCCGGGAATCTCTACCGGTTCCTGTTGTGCTGTCGGGTCAAGACCCAACGACTCAACCTCGGCAATAACCTCAGGGTCTACCTCATTTGAGGCACCGCGCGGTCTGTAGTAATTCCTGTTGCGCCAGTTGATTATTCGCTCATCGTAGTCAGCGAAACAATCAGGCGAAATCCACACCTGCGGACCATCAACATGTGGATACTCCGGCTTTGTCGGGTCGTAGATGACAGGCCAAGAATCAGCTTCGTTGGGCTTCGGCCACGTGTGAGATCTCTGAAGTGGCGTATAGCGCCAATCGGTAGGCGTCGCTCTGTCTGCAATCCAGCGTCCGCCTGGTCGTCGTGCGATGGTGCCGACAGGAGCACCCTCGGGGACGCTATTGGCGACTTCGATCATTTCATATACCGCTCGTTGCATACCCTCTCGATCCCACATTGAATGATCGGCGAGCTTTTCCAGCATCGCTTTCCGCTGCGATTCAGACGGATTCAACTCGGTCACGCCACTAACTCCTCACGTCTCAAGCACCAGGGGCACGGCTCAGGGGTTGAGAGCTCCCAGGCCACATAGGAATCACGCTGCGACCCGACAGACGAATACACATCTGCGATCAGAATCTGTCGGCTGCCTTCGCAGAATCGGCACTTCACGGGCGCATCCCCTTCGCGTACTGGAACCGCTCGCCAGCTGCTTGGGCGGCTTGCTTGTCGGGGTGCGGGAACATGCCCTTGTGTGGCTTGCCGGATTGATCAACCCAGCACCAGCGCCACCCTTCTCCCCAGCGCTCAATCAGTAGTGGCTTCTCGCAACGGCAATCACTCATCGGAGTACTGCCTCTCCAGGGAAACGATGGCCGCCAACTCCAAACCCCGCGATAGCCACCACACGGCATGGTCATCGCTGCGCTGATGCAGCTCCATCTGATAGCTGTTGTCCGCTGCGTAGGCTGCCGCTTTCCCCTGTGCCTCATCCCAATTCGACGCATAATCCTGGTCGGTGGTGTCATTCACATAGTCCGAGATGAACAGGGAGTAGTAGGCGCTACTCATCGTCAGCTCGCCTCCGCGCGTAAGGAAGTGGTTGTTCGTGGTAGGTGGAGGGATGCTTTGACAGACGGGCGACAGCTCGCCGCAACTCAGTGTTCTCGCTTCGCAACAAGCCGTTCTCGGCCATAAGCCACAGCAGTGCGATCGTCAGCACGGCACAGAAGATGGTCATCATGACTGCCTCGCTAACCGGACGACTGCCGCTACATGTACTGCTGCGACCGTCCTGTAGTTGCAGTCCCCAGACTCCAAGCGGGCCAGGATTTCACGTCCGTAGCGGTCCCACACCAGCTCTGGGGATGCTTCCGCGAGTAGGTCTGCGATAACCGCAAGCTCTTGGTTGAGGTGGTGGTTGGCTGTCGCGAACAGTTGGTCTATCGAGCTCACGTTGTTCATCGCCCACCCGCCAGGAAGTACATACCCACAATGAATATGAATAAGACTGCGGTAAGTGACACGAATCCAACAACATTCGCGATCAGATGCCCATGCTGCGACGGCTCACCCTTAGGGCAATCCTCATGAAACGCTCCATGCTTGTAACACCATGGGATCGGGTAGATCTGGATCATGATTGACCCGCCTTAAGTTCATGGACTGCCGCGTCGCCGGGTATGTGACGGCCATCGGACATGATCACGCCGCTGCCAATGGAGTAGCCGGCACCTACAAAGGCTTCAGCCTGTTCGCGTGTGAGTGGTCGTGAGGTTCCCCATGTGTAGGCCGGGGACATCAGCCATTGGATGACACCTTCACGGTTGGGGAACACCGGCGAGATGGGACTGCCCTCGCTGACCGTTTCCCATACCTGCCAACCGTCTCCGGTAGGTGGGTCGTGGTCTTCCTCGGACCATGCCTCGCCTTCGACATGCTGGCCTGGGTACTTTTCTACGGAGCCATGACCGTCACAAGTCGGGCATTCACCCCAGTTCTCATCGACACCAGCGGCTTCTTTCAGTGCCTTAGTGGCGTGGCGTGCAAAGTCGGAGCCGATACCGAAACTCACACGGTTGTCTCCGATGAGCCCACTAGCCAGTTCGATGATGTCGCGCGAGGGCCGACGATGCTCGTAGACGTTAATCCCTTGTAGGGTAGCCAGATAAGGGTGCAATCTACTTCTATCGTCACCGAATTGGGTGAACTGAAGCTCAGTTCCCTCGAACCCTTGAGCACGTATATCTTCTGCCATCATCCCTACGAGGTAGAGGGCTGCGTGTAACCAGTTGAGGGAAGCTGTTGCGCCCGAGCCGAATGAGCGCTCGCCGTAGTAGCCCAGCCTGTAGCAGTCTGGACACGGGTCTGCGGTGTACTTTTCGGGGAGTTGATAGCCTTCCCAGACCTTGTTGATAGGCCATTCGAAATCAACAGGAACCCTTCGGATCTCACGTGACATGGTCAGTCCTCCCAACCATGTACTAGTGGGGACTGATAGCCGGGTACGTGATCGGTTTTCCAGCACTCCCGGAACGCGTCCCCCGCAAAGATCAGACCAGGCAACGCGACACCAGTGAGTAGTGCCACAACAATCAACGCGATTGGAGAATTCACGCTGCATCAACTTCTTCGTCTTCTGGTGTGTCCCACTCGAAAGCCAAACCGGGCCAAGTGAGTCCACGGGGGTTGATCTTTGTTTTCGCTTGGATCTCGCGCGGTAGATTTCAAAATCGCAGGGCTCCAAACGCCACAACTGCGAGTTCCTCGCATACTCGGGAAGCTGCGCGCGGATGGGGGCAAGTAGCGCCTCAATGTCTTCCATGTCGATAGCGGCGATGCAGTCAAGTACGGTGCGGCTCAACACCTCTTCAGGGCTCATGACAGCACCTCGGTGTGGCCATTGCCTGCTACAGGATCGGCAGTTGCCTTCTCACACAGGCCGTCACAATCACCCCAGTCGCGGCAAGTGCAGTCCTTCGGCACCGGTTCCTGTTGTGCTGTCGGGTCGAGCGGCATCACCTTGTGGTACTTGACGATGAGTGCCGCTAATTCCCTAGAATCATTCAGGCCCGACCCGCAAATCAGTTCGTCAAGTTGATCTATCACGCGCAACTTGTTCCAGCCCGGGTCGTAGATGACAGGCCAAGAGTCGGCGTCGCGGGGGTTCGGTACCAGCACTCTGGGCACGTGGCCTCCCTTTAGCCAGCGGTAACCCCAGTGCCTCTCGCGCCGAACCGCTATCCACTTCCCATCTGGTCGTCGTGCGATGGTGCCAACGGGTGGACCCTCAGGGATGCTGTTGGCGGCGGCGACAAGTTCCTCCACGATTTCGTTGGATGCGAGGTACTCCGAACTTTGACGAAAACAATCGATATACGCAGTCATCGCTTTCCGCTGCGCTTCAGACGGATTCAGCTTCTCGCTCATACCGATCGTTCCCCCTTGTACTTCGCGATGAACCGCTTCAAGAGGTCGATGTGTTGTGGGCATTGCCCGACGACGCTGTAAGCGAGTACTTCCCCTGCCACGTAAGGGGTTACGCCGGTTGTCTTCACCAACCGCATCCCGGTGGTGAGTACCCCGTCAATCGTTGGGGTTTCATCCAGGCTCTTACACACCGCCGCCCCATACTTGACGGCTAGATCTTCGGCGGGGTCGGCGGCAGCCGGTGGTGCACACCCAACTGCCACCAGTACTACGGCTACAGCCGCAATTGATCTACGCTTGAACACGCCACACCTCCAAGGTGTTGGTTGGTGACGCTGGCGGTTCAGCTTTGGCGAGAGGGACCGCCAGCGTTCGGGGGTTATTCAGTTGTGAACGATCTACGCCGACTTAGGTTCTGACGGCAGCGAGTCCAGGTACCGGTCGAGTTCTTCGCGCAGGTACAGCGGGATACGCCCCTTGTATCTGGCCGCGATTTCCCCGTTACGACGTAAGGTGTCGAGCTCGGTTGGGGAAGCCCCGATGTACTTGGCTGCGGCAGTCCGCCGCAGGGCGCGTGATTCAGATTCAGTGTTCATGCCGTCACCTCCATCAGTTCCGATGTCTGGGCGAGCTTCTTGCGGATGAACTCGATGCCGCTGGGCCACACCGATGTTGTTGCGGTGGGCACGGTCTCCCCCGTCTTGCGATTGACGAAGGTCTGGGGCGTGACTTTGAAGTGGTGCTCGTACCGCTGGTACGGGAGGTTGTTCTTCTGGAGGACCCCAGACTTGCGGAGTTCGGCCATCATGATGTTGCGGCCCCAGCCGATCATCTTGGAGACGGCTAGGAATGAGTAGGTGCCGTCAGCGTCCATAAGCTCGTCGTAGAACTCGGCCTTGGGTTCCAGTTCGGCCACCTTGGCCTCGGCGAGCTCCGCACGTTCGGCTTGATCTGCCGCAGCACGTAACGCTGCCGCGTAGCTCTGAGGAATCTCGAATGCTTGCTGCGCCAACTCCTGCTGGCGAGTGCGTACCGCGAAGTAGACCTGCGCCGCGGCGACCTCAGGCTTTCCCGGATGGCCGTTCATGGCGATCAGGTACGCCGCGAATCGAGTGACGTGATAGTCATTTTCTGGCCTGCCACCAGTCTTTTTAACCGTTTGGGTAAAAAGGGTCCGGACGTTGAAGCCCTCGCCATGAGCGGCAGTCTTGGCGCGCTCAATGATGGGCTCGAACTTCTGCCAGGCGGCATACCCCATTTGCCCCATGAGCCAGCGAGCCGACCAACGGTCCTCGCCGCCCTGTGGACAGGGAATACGCCCCGCGTCGAATGCTGACGTAGGAACTAGCTCAGCCCTCATGCTGCACCTCGCTCGAGCTCCTCGCGTACAACCCTGCGGATCAGCTCTACGAGGGCGACGTCGTTTCCGTCGTCATCCACCCGCTTCTCCCGTTCGAGGACGCTGATCGGCACGTTGAGTGCGCGTGACAACTTCTTGTACACGTCGGCGGTTGGTAGTCGTCGGCCGCGCTCAAGATCAGATAGGTGAGAGAGGGAGATCTTGGATCGGCTTGCCAGTGAGGTGAGGCTGTCGCCGTTCTTATCCCTATTGACGCGGAGCTCAGTCCATACCCCGTGTGGGGTTCCGTTGGATGGCATGTGACCTACGCTACTGCGTAGCTTCGCGTAGGTCAAGTAGTTATACGCGAGTTTCTTGCGTAGTGCCGCTGAGCTGCCGTGTTCGAATATTACAAGGCTGTAGTTGCGTAGATTTGCCGAAAACTCCGCACTAGACTTCGCAGCACTACGCGTAGGAGAGTTGTAGTCATGACAGAGGTTGACGCGGCATACCCGGAAGGTGTGCTCATCGACGAGCTTCGCGACGCGCACCGGCCGCGCCTCTCTGTGCGCAAAGCCGCCGAGCAGGCCGGTATCAGCGAGGGGCGTTGGCGGCAGATTGTCAAGGGATACCAACAAGTCACTTCAGACGTGCGCGCCCCCGTCCGGGCGCCCGCCGACACGCTGGCGCGAATGGCCAAGGTTGTCGGTGCCACACCAGAGCAGCTGCGCAACGCGAATAGAGAAGACGCCGCCGAGGAACTACAAGCCCTCACCCAGGCGCCAGCGGCAACGGACGAACAGATCCTCGGATCCGTCGGCGTGGGAATCCGAAACTTAGGCGCGGCGACCTTAGCCATGGTTGATGCATTCCAAGCCACGGAGATGGTGACCGCGGCGGAATCGAAGCGCTTACGAGGCGCGGCGGCACGCTTTGAGCGGTCTGACGAGATCCTCGGCGACCGACTGTCCAACCCCGAAATACACCTCATGTACCAGGAGGAGCTAAGCCAGTTCCTCGAGGTAGTGGAGTCAGCGTTCCGAGTGGCCGCTGCGCCCAAAACGCCGAAGATGAAGCGGGTCACGGAACTGGAGATTGATCCAGAAGCGGGACCCTTGGCCTAGTCTTCCAAGTCCACGCCGACATTAGCGCGAACCCCGCACCGCATAGACAAGACGGCGTCCACACCATCAGACTCGCCGTGAGGGTTGTCTGAAACTCTCCCGGCCAGCAGGCCGTGACGGCTCGCACCAGACACGCCCCTACTCCCATCGCGGCTGAGACTAGATAGACAGTCGCGATCAGCTTGGATTTCGGGTCGCGCCGCAGCGCCACCAAGGCTCGAGCCCCGTACGTCAGGAGCCATGTGGTTATGCCGGTCATCAATAGCCAGTACGCGGTGAGCCACAGATCGGTGCCGACTCGGAAGAAGTCGGGGTGGAAGTCTCGGACTCCAGCCCCTGAGGTGAAGGTGAGGAACATCAGGGGGATGGCGAGCGTCGCGGGAGTCTCCACGCATAGCCGGAATCGTGCTTGTCGGTTTTCGTCCTTGAGCCGGCTGATTGCGTTGTAGACGATCGCGCTCGCGGCGACGATGTAGGCGTCGTGCGCTATCAGGTCCTCGAGATTTCTCTGTCCTGTGCGTTCGTATAACCACACCCCGACGGTTACAGAAGCCCACGGTGACATCAGTACGACAGCGAATGCTTGTAGTGCGATGTTCAACGATGCGGCCACTTGACCCTTGCAGGTCCATGTCATTCGGCGGATCCATAGTGACCATGCGAACACGCACAGTGTGAAGATGATTAGGGGATTGAGCATCGGAACCCACCAGTGCCGAACCAGCGCGTGGGTCCCCGACCGCTAACTATGATGAATCCGGATTCAGGTGTCCGGCTAGGATTTTCATGCACGATTTAGTTCCTCCTGTAGCGAAAAAGGTGTGCTTGATCACTGGGCGCGCAGACCCGCAGGTCGCAGCGTCCATCATGTTGAGATGTATTGGAGTTCAACAGATTCGGACTGTGAGCTGTTGTTCACCTAAATGACACCAAAGCATCACCCGTCACTTTGGTCAATAGGTTGGGGGGCTACAAATCTGTAGCCCCTTGTCAAGCACGTTTACTATGGAGTCCATGGTCTTTGGTAATAGCCAAGGCCAGTTTTTGCGGGCAGTAAGAGATCGGGCTCAGATGTCGCAGCGTCGACTGGCCTCTCTAACTGGATACACAGTCGCCCAGATTCAGCACTACGAGTCCGGGCGGCGGCGCCTCAGCAGTGATTCCGCTGAACTCATCGCCCGGCAGCTCAATATGACACCGAGGGAGACGCAGTACTTCCATGCCCTCGGCGGTTGGGTGCACGCCAAGTCGGCCCTACCTGCGGGGATCGCGGAGTATTTGCGAGGGATCGAGCCTCACCCGGCGGCGTGGATGGATGCGGCATGGAAGGTTGAGGAGCACAACGAGGCGTTTCACCGCCTTCTACCTCTGTCTAATGGGCATCCGAACCTGATCCACTGGCATTACCACTCCCCCGCAGCGCGGGAAATCATCCAGAACTGGGACGAAACCTCGCAGTGGTGCGTCGGTCTGCTGAGGTTCAGCATTGCTATCACCCCGGAAGATCCGGGGCTTCGTGAGCTGTTGGACAGCTTGATGTCGCTCGCAGAGTTCCGCACTCAGTGGGCATCGCAGATCATCCCCATTGACCCGGCGACGAGGCCGTGGGTGCTGCGCGACGTCGAGAATGGGGATGTTGTCACGGTGAATCTGCGGGCCTGGCACACCCGGTCTAACGCCGGAATGTTGTTGCTGGGTGTGGTGATTGACCGACAACCAGAAGTCACTACGAATGTAGTGGCTAGTTGAGCCTGTGAAATCGCTGTGGGCGTGAGCCTTTCGGCGTACAGTCTGCCCACGGAATCTTGGAGGGGCAGTGCTGGGACGGGTATTCGATCCGCGTAACAACGCGCTCAACGCATGGCGCCTCATCCTGGCGACCTCCGTGATCCTCTGGCACACCTGGCCTTTGACCGGACACCCAATACCCCCCACCCCCGTAACGCAGCTGCTATCCCAAGTCGGTGTGGATGGGTTCTTCGCGATCTCCGGATTCCTCATCACCTCGAGCTGGATGCGCAACCCCAAACCGCGCGACTACTTCAAAGCCCGCGCCCTCAGGATCCTCCCCGGACTATGGGTGTGCGTTTTCGTGACCGCGTTCGTCATCGCACCCCTGGGAGTAGTGATTCAGCACGGCTCCGCCGGTGCACTGATGAAGTCCGGGGCGCCAGTAGCTTACGTGTTAAACAACGGTTTGATGAACGTACTGTTCTACCCCGGCATCGCCGGAACCCCGAAAGACATCCCATGGCCGGGAGTGTGGAACGGCTCGCTGTGGACACTGGCGTTTGAAGCAGGCTGCTACGTCGTGGTCGCCCTCTTCGGTATTGCGGGACTTCTCAAATACCGGTGGACCATCCCCATCGCTTTCGCGCTAACTCTCGCCGCTACGACGGTATTCGGGTTTCCGGCGTTCGCGATGTCCACAATTCCGCAGATGGTTTCCCGCTTCGCCGTGATGTTCGCCGCCGGGGCCTTGATCTACCAGTACCGAGACAAGATCCCTGCCCGATGGTCACTCGTCGCCGTCAGTGTCGGGTTACTGCTGCTGTCCGGGTTGCTGCCGAACTACCGGGTGCTGGCCGCTATCCCGTTGGCCTATCTGGTTATAGCGTCCGGCGCTATGCTCAAACGCCCGAACCTGCGCAACGATCTTTCGTATGGCGTGTACATCTACGCATTCCCCATCCAACAACTCCTAGTGATCATGGGACTCGGGACACTAGGGGTGTTCCCATTCTTTGTCCTGGCAACCCTGGTGACACTTCCGCTAGCGGCAATGAGCTGGTTTGTGGTGGAGAAACGCGCGCTCGCACTTAAGAAGCGGCAACGAATCAAGGAGTCCGCGTGACTTTGTTCCTAGCTCTCTGGATCACGCTTGGAGTGATCGCCGAACTAGCCAGGCAGCAGGATTGCGAAGTGGCCCTGCAGGACACATGGTGGTGAGTTAACTCAGAAGCGCGTCCAGATTGGACAACGCCGCACGGGCTTGGGATTGGTCGATGTGCGCGTATCCCCGGTGGGCCGCGACGGAGGATTGACCCATGATCGCCATCCGCACATCTTCGGTCACGCCAGCCTCAAGCAGGAGTGTGGCGGTGGTGTGCCGCGCGCAGTGCAGAGGGATGGGTGGAGAGTCTTCGCCGCGAATCCCGGCAGCTAGTAGCGCGTTCTGCCAGTTCTCATAGTCGGCTCTGGGTCCGATCGGCTTACCCGTGTCATGCCAAACGAACCCCTGGGGTGATCGTGGGAGTTCGTAGTGGGATTTGAGCATCGCCCACAGCGGAAGTGGGAGCGGCACAACCCTCTTGCCTGACCGGGATTTCGGTCGGGTCAATGCCAGAGAGCGGTGAACGACCCGGTACTCAAAGCCTGCCGGCAGGTCCCATTTTCTTTCCGGGCACCAGCCGGGGCGCTGACGGCCACACGACCAACCCTCCGTGGCTTTTTCGCAGCCGTGGCTTTGGTGCAGCTGCTGCAACTGCCACGCCAAGTCCACTAATCCAGCCTCGAGGTCTACCCGGTCCCAGGTCAATCCGAGAAGCTCCCCCTGTCGAGCACCGAGAAGTAATGCGGCGGCCCAACGGGTTGCCATCGGATCACTGGAATCAATAGAGGACTTCAGCAGCGTCTTAGCCTGCTGAGACGTGAGCGGTTGGCGCTCCATTGGGGTATGCCGAGGTTTATTGACGACATCCACAACACTGCGGGTGATCAAGCCTTCTTTCACCGCATCCGAGAGCGCCTTACCCAATACCTGATGGGTTTTCTCGGCGGCGCGGGTCAATGACCGGTCTTGGAGTCCGCGGTACATGCCGCGCACATCCTCGGGGGTGAGCTTGTCTAGTCGGCGCCCACCGATGGATGGCTTGATGTACAGACGGATGGTGTTGGAGTAGGACTTAGCGGTGGAGGGCCGCAGTGTGGGCCCGTGAATCTCATCCATCCACCGATCCAGCCATGCGGCGACAGTCGTCGATCCCGTTACTGGGATGGCGCCCTGTTGGACTTGTGAGCGCAGGGCCCGCATCTTCGTGAGCGCGGTGGCGTAGTCCTTCGACGCGACTTCCCGGCGGCGCCGTTTTCCGTCGGTTGTGGGGATCTCCACCACCCCGACCCACAGTCCATTAGCGCGTTTGAATAGCCCGCCGTCGCCTGGTGCCCGTCTAGTCCTTTTGGCCATCTTCCAACTCCCGCCATAACTCCCGCCAACGATACGGTACCCCCAGGTAGCCCTGGTTACTTAAGAATCCATCTGAACTGGGGTTATATGATTAGGTTACTGGTCCCAAAGGGGTATATCTAGGTTCTTCTAATCCCTAGGTCGCAGGTTCGATTCCTGCCGGGGGCGCTGGTAGATACAGGCTTCTTCCTACAACGAGCTTGTCCAGTCTGCAATGGATTTTATGCGCCCGAGTCAGTATCCATTGTTAGCCCTCGTGTCTCGGAGGATATACCATCGACGCAAATTTAAGCATAGCTTCCTTCGCATTATGCTCTACCGCGCGACCGGTCAATTTGGCGCTAATACAAGCACGTAACACCATTGCCGCCTCCATAAATATCGGCGAGCTAGACTCCATTGCATCGTATCCAGCACGATCAATGGTCAGCACCCCCGGCGGGAGCGGCCAATCATCTTGCATAACGCCGGAACGAACGCCTTCTACGAAATCCGTCGGCAGTCCGGGAACAAACCCCCTCGACCGGTTTAATTCGCTTTCGATAACATGTTTACCTGCTTCATCCCACGGATCACCGACAAGAATACTGATGGCCAAAGCACTACGCGAAGAAGCTAAGAATTCACCACCAAGAAGCGCACGTGGCGTTATTCCACCCCTCCTTTCCACCTCCACTGTGTATCGCACACCGTAAGTGGCTAGATGTAAGTCTGTCGAAGCCTGTAACGAAAACCCAACTTCCGTAGTGGGCGTATACGCAGCCTGTGGAATATCGACACTTACAACCGCAGCCCCGGCGCGATCAATGTTCAATATGATTCCAGTAGCAATCCGTTCCCTGCTTCCAACATTTGGCACCGGCGACAGCAGCCCCTTAGAGATCTAGGAATTTCCACACCCTGTTGAGCATCGAGTCCTCCAGATAGACCGAGCGCATCACGCAGTAAGTCTAGCGGGGCAGTTTCCTCGGCATGTTGGAACCGCGGAGGCTACTACTTCTCCCTACGCGGTAACTGATGGTCCCCGAAAATTCCATAACAGGCGGTGGCGAGCTATTTGGCATACTTTTCAGCCACTAAACTTATCTGTTCGGAAAATAGCCCACCATGGTTGTGGTTCAGAATCCAAAGCTCTCGAAGGCACGGGCCTAGCATCCGCTCAATATTCTGAGCCGCCTCCTCTGATGGAAACGGTAACCCCTCGACAAAGCCCACAGCTATCAGATTTTGCACAGCGGGCGTACCAAGCCTGAAGCCCTCTTCCAGCTTACTAAAAACATCTCTGACTGAATCGGACTCAACGTTACTCACAGCCCATCGATCAATGTCCGCAGCAATCAGATATGCAGGCAAATCGTCACCTGAATCGTCGTCTCGGTATTCATCAATAATTTCATCGATATTCGAGTCTATAGCAGCTAATTCAGACAAGAAAGCTTCTCGTTCTTGTTGCTCTTGAGATACGGCCTCTTCGCCCATGATGCTTACTGGTCCTTTCATAGCCTACTTGGGAGTAATGCCCAGTTCTTTGTAGCGGTCCAGAATTTTGTTTACCACTGATGTGTCCGAAGACGATAGTGCGCCACGATTCAGTAGTTTATTCAAACCGTTGACAGTCTCTTGAGACTTAATCAGGTGACTCCGACCGCCCACCTGGGAACCGGGGTTATCTAGTTCGAACTTCAATGCATCCATTGTAGTTCCGTCACCTACTCGACTCGGGTTGTCGACGCCCTTATAGAGGTTATCGATAATGTTCTGCAACTTCTGATTTTCTACTACAGGTTTAGCTGCGGCCTCAATTGGCACCGCTTTCGGGAAACGTGTTGCCTCGCTGATCCCTCTACCACCGACTAACACACTCAAAACGTCGAAGGCGTTTTGTCCTGCGGCTCTCCCGTAGTTGTGCTTGGCCCACTCGTCCCAGGACACCGCGTCTTTGCCCACATTTTTCCATGAATCGCCGACGCCGGGAGCACCATCACCGCCAGCTCCAACCAGAGGCGCTACCCCCTCGGCGAGCTGCTGCTGATCACGCGCTAAACCTTCCGGGTCAACGACTCCACGCACAATCCCTTGCGGAGTGCCCGGCAGCATCGTACTCAGGCGTGCCGAATCCTTAACCGCATCGGCACCCCGATCCAAAAAGCCCTTAACTGCCTCGTTACCGAAAGTGTCCTGACCATCATGATAAAAGCTGCTCGGGTCAGGAACCGTGGTGTTACCCACCCCTGGCGGCAACGGATCAAGCGGTATCGGGTCCCTGCCCGCTCGGGCCAACACCTCGTTCATCTGCTGAGCGGCACCATATTGCTGGCTCAGCTGTTTACGCGCGTCAACAAGCTGCTTGGCCCACTGCTGGCCCTGATCCAGACTCGCCCCCGTGTCAGGGCCTTGCGTATATTTGGCAACCCGATCGGCAGTGATCAACTTTTCGAGCCGATCCACCTCAGCACGCGCCTGCGTCAAACCCTGGGTCTGCTGCTCAACGGCCTGCGGCGAAGCATACACTCGACCCACCGTCGATGACAGACCACCTAAACCAGGCTCGACCTGCGACAATGACTGCTCGTGCGGTGTCGATATGCTCGCAGGGTTAGCGGAGTTGAGAGCCTGTAACGGGGCCGGGAAGGCGGAAGCCGCCATCGGGGATAGCGGTTTTGGTATCGAAGCCTGGCCCTCAGTATTCGCCTGCGTGCCCGACGGGCTCGGTGGTGGCGAGGGCTGAGGTGTGGGGTGATAGGGCTGCTGCGGTGCCCTGGTCGTAGAGTCCAACGCCTGCACACTCGACGATTGTGGCGTTGGTGGTGTTGGAGGTTCCGGAACATCGCCAGGCCCGTTGACGGCTGTCGCAGTCCCCGATAGCGCATCAGTGGCACCAGAGGTGTCGGGCATCCCGGAGGCGCCGAGGCTGGACACGGTGTTGACCACCCCGGAGACCTGGGAGACGCCGCCAGCGACCTGGCCGGTCAGATCGGCGACTTGGCCACCGGCCTGGGTGAGCTGCTGCACCTGTTCGGCTTGCGGTTTGAGTTGTGGGTTGGCATCGGCAGCCAGCTGCGCACCCTGACCCGCGTTGTTGATCCACGTGGACGCGATCGAAGCCCCAGAACTCACGGCGTCGGCCGTGTCACTGATACCCCCAGAAACTCCCTGCACCAAGGCAACTGCGTCCATTGGGTTGACCGCGCCGGACTGTGCGGAGGATGCCAGCGAAGCTCCGGCTTGGGCAGCCGAGCCGAAGTTCTGAGCCGCTGATCCCGCCGATTGCCCCAGATTTACGCTGTCGGACACCGTGTTGGCGATGTCGCCTGGCAAGGATTGGCCCAACTGTGCCCCGTCTTCGGCGAGGGCTTGGGTGTCTGGCCCCTGCTCTTGCTGTTGGTCGGGCTGCTGTTGGTCGTCTTGTTTGCGGCGTCGCGTCGAACCAGCACCAAGTAGAAGCGATGCCAGATCCGTTGTGCCCGACTGCTCGTCACGGTCCTGCTGCTCGTCCTCTTTGTCGTCCTTCTTTTTGTCCTTGGACGGAGCCTTGGGGAGCTTCTGATTGCCGTTCTGCTGCTTGTTCTGTTGCAGTTGTTTAGTCAGATCATCAATGCGCTGCCGATCCTGACCAGACTGCTGCTGCTTCTCCTGCAGCTGCTTGGTCAGGTCATCGATCTTCTGCTGATCCGGTGACTGGTTCGGCTGCTGCCCCGCATCTTGTTGCGGCGGCTGCTGCTGAGGTGGCTGCTGCGCGCCCTGCTGCGGTTGTTGGGCTGGCTGCTGCACACCCTGATTTGATTGACCACCTTGCGATCCCGGATTGGCCTGCCCGCCGTTGAAATCCGGATTCGGCCTACCCGGCCCTTGGGTATACGGAGTCGCGTTCTGATAATCCGGAATCTGAGTACCGTGCGCGGGCTGATCCCACCCCTGCTGCCCACTGGACCCGTTAGCACCATTGTTGCTGACCGAGGGTGCCTGAGTGTTGTAGATACTGATGCCGCTGTTCTGATCCAACGGCGCCTGATTGATACCGCCCTGATAGTCCGGCATCTGCGGCCCACCCTGACTCGGCGGCTGAAACATCTGCCCACCCCCAGGCGGACCATCACTACCACCAGGACCACCACAATCCGGCGGACACGCCGCCCGCGCCTGCGGCACCGTCGCCGGACTAAACCACCCCAAACCCAAACCACTTGCCGAAAACATCAACACCGCAACAACACCCGCAGTCGCGGCAGCCTTCTGCGAAGCATCCGTGGCCCACTTCCACAGACCCACAAGACCTTTCCACCACCCCAGGTTGGAGGCGATTGCCCACAGAAGGACCAGAGTGATCGCCGCCACCGCAGGAAACACGTCCGGGCCCGTGATCCACACATACAACCGCGGAGTAATCCCAGCCGTCAGCAGCACCAAACCCAAACCACCGCCGATGAGTGCGGCCACCAAGCCGGGGTGCCACAACCCCTCTTGAACGCGACGCTTGCCGGTCGTCCGGTCACGCTCAACGAGCAGACCCGAGTCGGTAAGCGCTTCCCTGGCCAAACCGGTCAAATACCCGCCGCCGGTGAACAATGCAGCACCGGCCAGAACCGCCACCAGCATCTGCCCAACCCCCAGCGGCAGCGACCACTGACTCTCCCCAGTGAGGTGCTGCCACCAGATGGCGTACCCACCGCGCAGCGTCCACCACACACCCAAAGACCCGGCGATCAGCCCGACAGCGGCAATCACGGCCTGCAGCGGTTCAGACAACCGTTGTTTACCGGCCTTGGACGCGGCCGCGATCATCGGCTTGGCACCCCACATGATGAGCTTTACCCCGCCGCTCAATGCCGTCATACCGGCCAGCAGCAGCACCACCCACACACCCCAGGCCGCAACATCGCCACTGGCCCGGTACAAACCATGCAGGCCCGCGACCGCCGCTACCGTCAACACCGCGCCGGCCCCCACGGCAGCCACGCGGCGACCCGGGTCACCTGTAGTCGAAGAACCAGCCAACGGTGCCGTCTGTGATTCGCTGGAGTGCGTCAGATCACGACATGTCAGAACGTTTGTCGCCTCGGTCACATTACGATCCACGGAACCCAC